TGGAAAGAAGGTCGCGGCTATCGTTCGACTCCTTGAGTCAGCTGCGGCGTTCCCACAAGTGTTTACGCCTGCACCCGGAAACATCGACCCCAAGAAACTGATTCTCGCTGCGGCTAAATCGAGCGGGCTGGACACAGGACGGTTTCAGTACGATGAGCAATCCATCGCCGCTGCAGGGCCTGGTATCGCGATGCTTCAAGGTGTCCAAGGTTCTCCTATGCCTGTTGGTCAGCCACAGCGCCCTCCGGGTCCTGTGGCAGCGTCTCCCGCAGTCCCACCTGTTGCGGCCCCAGGCCTCCCAAATGTGGGGCCAGTCCAGCCTAATCCGGCGTCTGTCTAAACGGGCATGATACGGTCGGGTTGAATGATTAGTGAGTCTTGGAAGCTCGTCCCGGTGACTGTGCCAGCCGCTGAAGTGGCTCAGATGTCATTTCCTGGATCGAGTGCTCAGGACGTTCTCCACAACCGGTGTGTCGCACGGCTCGAGGAACTGAAGCAGCAATGCGTCAATGCCTCGCTTGATCGTGTGCGGGATATCCAGCTTGAGTATTCCGCGACGGCACGGTTGCTCGACGTTATTCATGAGTGGGACTCAGAATTGGTGAAAAAGAAATTCCTGAAAGAGTAACCTATGCCAAACCCGATCGGTGCTGAAGTGACTGAACCTGTGGAATTGGACGTTTCGACGACAATTCAAACGGGGCTACCAACGGCAGACGCTCCTGAGGCTCCGGCTGCACAGATCCCTGAAGCCCCTCCTGTGGTGACGGAGACGCGAAAGGCGATCAACTCGGAGATGGAGCGCATCCGGAAGCGGAACCCCGTCACGATGCCGCAGCTGCCCCAGAAGGATCCGGCAACAGGCCGGTTTGTGAAGCCTGGAGCGGCTGCCCCTGCGGCGGCAAAACCTCAGCAGGCTGTGCCGGCCAAGCCCGCGGCCCCTGCGGCGGCAGGAGCGAAGCCACAGCCGTCGGCTGTGGCAAAACCTGCGGCCGCGGCGCCTACGCGCATCAAGGTAGGTGGGAAAGAGTATTCGGAGCAGGAGCTGCAGAAGCTGATCGAGAAGGGGACCCAGCCCTCTCAGCCGGCTCCGCAGCAGCCGCCCCAGCCCGCTACGCCTCCACGTGCTCCTGAAGAGGACAGTCGGAAAACGGCTCAGGAGGAACAGACGTTCATCCAGGAGCACAGTGCAAGGTTCCAGCCTCCGCTGTCGGAGGCCGAATTCGAGACGATGCTCGTTGGCGGGAAAGAGGGGTTCGCGGCTTTCCAGAAGCTCATTCAGACGTTGGGTGCTCGTAGTATGCTCGAATCGCGTCGGACCATTTATGATGACCTGACTCCGGTGCTCGCGCAGATCCACGAGACTGTGCAGCCGCTCATTCAGCAGCATCAGCTGCTTGAAGAGCACACCACCCGGGCTTTGTTTACTTCGCGGCATCCTGATTTCGCTCCTGATGTGCAGCAGGCAGAAAGCCTGGCTCGCGCGTACACGGCGAAGTACCCGAACGAAGTGGCGAGCATGGGGCGAGAGAAGTTTGTGGACTTCATCGCTAGCGTGCTCGATCAGCAATTGCAGGCGGACTACCTCAAGTGGAACCCGAATGCCACAAACACTTGGAGGGACTACCGGAAGAGCTTGGCCGAACCGGCACAGCAGGCGCCTCAGATCCCTCCGGTGCCCGCGGCCGGACAGCAGCAACCGAAACGGCAGGTGAAGCTGCCGGCGCCGGCGGCGAACGCCCCAGCAGGAGCAGCTGCCGGGTCGAAACCGTTGACACCTCGCGACTGGCAGCGGGGCGTGGCGGCCTCCTTGGCAGGAGGTTGATTTTCTGAAGTGAAGAATTCTGGTATTGACAAACCCGTTGCAGTCAAGGCTGCAGCGGGTTTTAAGTTTTGCAGGGTCTGACAAAACAACGGGCCCGGGAGGAACAATAACATGTCCGCAATCTCTGGTCTGTTGTCGATCGGTGCGGCTGGCTACTCGACAAACGAGTGGGTCAGCGAGTATCAGGAATCGATCCTTGTCCGTAACGCGAAGGGCCTCAATGTTGGCACCACGCTTTTCGGACTCATGTCTCAGCTGAAGTCTGAGCCGTCCGAAACCGTCGAGTACAAGTGGTTCGAGCGTGACCCTGTCACTCGTATTGTCTACGCCCAGGCGGCCGTGGCGTCTGCGGTTACGACCACGATCACCTTCGATGACAACGGCACATCCCCTGCGACTGTCTACGGCATCGTGCAGCCTGGCGTCACCCTCCGGAACATCCGAACGGGTGAAGTTGTCCGCGTGACCTCTGTCACTCCGACGTCCAGTTCGCTCTGTACTGCCACTGTCGAACGTGGTTTTGACGGCACTGCGGCGAACATCAACGACAACGACGGCTGGACTGTCCTTACCCTTGCGAAGGATGAAGGTGCGGACCCTGCTCTCGCTGTCTTCGAGACCGCCGAAACGAAGACCAACTACATCCAGACCTTCAACTCCACGGTGTTCCTTGCGAACGCCTTCAAGGGATCGAAGCTCCGCACGGATATCGAAGGTCCTCTCACCGAGCGCCGGACTCAGGCCCTCGAACGCGTCGCTCGCGATATCGAGCTCGCCTACCTCTTTGGAAAGGCGGCTGCGAAGACCGGTACCAACGGCAACATCTACTTCACCGGTGGCATCCGCGCGGCGGTTGATGCGACCGTGGCTGTGACCGGTGGCGCCAATGCACTGAACGGCAACGGCAGCTCTGGTACGTCGCTCGCGAACGTCAACGCCTGGTTCCAGTCGTTCATGACGCTGGGCAGTGACGCAAAGCTGTTCCTGTGTGGTCCGCAGACCTACGCGACGTTCAGCACCTATGCGAATTCCGGCACCAATGGCTACCGGATCACGGGTACCGAAACGGTGTTCGGCATGAACATCACCACGGTCAACACGCCGTTCGGCACCATCGATCTCGCGATGCACCCGCTGTTCAAGGAGATCGACGACTACAACGACTGGGGCGTCGTGGTGGACCTCGCCATGATCGTGCAAAAGGTTATGGAGCCTCTGTTCCTCGAGCCGAACATCCAGACCCCTGGCCAGGACTCCTACAAGGAGCAGTTCCGGGCGAAGTACGGTCTGAAGTTGAAGTTCGCGGAAGCCTTCGGCTATTGCTACGACTTCCAAAAGATCACCTGATCTTTGGCCTGTCTTGAAGGGGGTGCTACGGTGTTTTTGATTTATGAGTTTGGATCCGAAACGCGTAGTACCCCCAGGACAGGCTGACACCATTGATCGATCAGCACGGGTGTATCGGTTTGCGATCAATCTGAACCCGAGCCAGAAGATCAAGCTACCTGCCGGAGAAGTCGTCTGGCACATCCCGATTCAACACGGGATTCCTCAAGGATACGGTACGTTTGAGACGACGAGTAAAGAGCTGGCCGAGCAGCTCAGTGAATTTGCAGAAAAAAACCCCGGCTATCTGATCTTCAAGGTTGGGTAGCCACGATAGAAAGAGAGCACAACATGTCTGACAGCCGATACGCGAAGAGTTCCGTGAAGTCCGGCACCGACTTCAAGCAGCAGGCCGCCCTCAACGGCGGCATGCCGCCCAAGAAGTCCGTCGAGGCGATCGACAAGGAGAATATGCCGAAGTCCGCCCCCAAGTCGACGGCCAAGTGAGTCGTTTGAAGGGCTGGAGTATTCGAGTGATCGCCGCGTCTCGGGAAACCGTGGCGCGGCTTTTTTCTTATGACGTACGCTGATCTGAAGCGGATGCTCGACGAGAGCGTGATGCGGCCCGACTTGGCACAATGGCACAAGGAGTGGGTTCGGCGGTCGATGCGGCGCATTCAAGACGCTCATGAATGGGAAGCGATCTCGGACGTCGTGTCTGCGAATATCACGATCGACGCGAGTTCTCAAAGTGCTCCGTTGCCAGCTAACTTCCGGTCGTTCACGTCCGAGCCTTCGCCGATCCACGTGAGAAGCTCAAGTTCGCCCGATGATTCTCTGTTCCCCTGTGTGCTGATCTCGCGCCAGCAGGCTCTCTCGTTCAAGTCTGCGACGTTTTACCCGCCGTCATCTGCGAATCTTCGAGCACCCGCGCAAGGCGTCCCAGTGTACGTGACGAACGACGGGTCCGGTCGGCGTTTCCTGAATCTGACAGCCCAGGCCAATGAACCATTGGTGTTCGTGGTCGAGTACTATGCATACGTCCCGGAGATGGTCGCGGACGAGGACACAAACGAGTTCCTTTTGCAGTACCCTGAGCTTGTCGAAAATGCTGTGAAGTCGGCAGCGTTCAAGCACATCAACGATCTGGCGATGGTCGCAGCGAGTGAGAAGCTGTTTGACACAGCACTGCGGGAGGCGAAGTCGGCGGATTTCCAGAAGGCAAACAAGGGCCGAACCCTGCGAATGGGCGGCGGAGGACGATGATATGGGTGGAAAACTAGGCAGCGATTTTGACTCGACGAAACCAGCGAATTCTTCGCCGGTGAAGCAGGGCGCCTTTTGGATCCGGGACCTAAAGGGCAGGATCAAGGCCCATCTCGGAGTCCTGATGAACCTGGAGACGGGGGACTTCAAAGACAACGTCATCCGATCGGAGGCTCTGAGGGATACCGGCGTTGTTCCGGGCACATATTCTCGTCTGACGGTCAACAGTAAGGGGCAGGCGACAGAGGGGTTCGACTCTACGGAGCAGCGAACGGCCCGTGTTTACCGGGCTGTGTTCCTTCCTGATGGCACTGGGTATTACGATACGGATGTTGGAGTGACGACCGTTTCTGGCACATCCCAGACGTACCCGTCGGACAATCCGTTCTCGGGTACGTACACAGCGATCAATGGGTCCCAGTTCTACGCGTTCACGTTCACCGTTCCTTTGAATGTCCGGAGGCTGAAAGTCGTTCAGGTGGGCGGCGGTGGTGGCGGCGACGCTACGTATTCGGGCGGGGGTGGCCAGGGCGCTATCTACACGATCCCGGTGACACCAGAATCCAGCATCGCCATTTATGTCGGTGTTGGCGGGAGTGGCGGTACTGGCGGTGGCGTCTCTGCAGTTGATGTAGGGTCCTTGCATGTTGAAACACCGGGTGGTGATGGCGGATCCGGGTCTCATGGCACTGCGGTCAACGGCGGGGACTACTCTGGAGATGTCGGGGTGCTCATGTGCGATGGCGCAGACGGCGCCACCGGGGCCGGCGGGAAGTCTGGCTGTTCCATTGTGTCGTCCAATTACGGGTATCCCTACGGCACCGGGGCGACGAATGCAGGTCCTTCGACGACCGGAGAGGGTGGTATTGTGGTTCTTGAGTGGGTTGTATGAGCAATCTGGGTCATGATTTCTTGTCAAGCGTTCCGGCGGACGGAGCGTTTGTTCGGCACCCATCTGGAGATCAGCTTGGGACGGAGCTCCGTGACATCAAGGTCCGTCTCAAGACGACGCTGAACCGAAAGTTTGATCTCGAGACTGGAGATCTACTTGATGCCGGTGCGACGACGGCCGCCGGTATTCCGAGTGCTGCATTGAAGCCGATTTCACCGTCCCCTGAGGGCGAGTGGACTCAATTCACGGTGAGCGAGAAGGGTCTGATCACTGCCGGAAAATCTGATGCAGACAAAGGGGCTCCGAGGGTGTTCCAAGCGGTGTTTGTCGGGGACTCAAGTGTCACGAGTTCTATCGACGTCGAGAATACAATCCAGGTTGCGGTACCACAATCGGACCACACTCCCGGCGGGGATTTTGATAACACGTATTACCCATCCGACATTTTCGATTTTCTCTACTTTGAGTTCATCGTTCCAGACGGTGTCTATCGGGTGAACGCGAAGATCGTCGGCGCGGGGTATGATCATCCGGTTGGGTCGGCTACAGATCGTGCGGCCCAGCATGATGTGGCTTTCTCGACGACCCCAGGAGCTATTTTGAAAGTGTGGGTTGGAGTGGCTAACGGGGCACCGAGCCGACTCTCTTCTGCAGACGGGTCGAAATATGTGGACTCCGGACAGGTATCGAGTCCAACGTCGTTTCCAGACGTGAATGTCGGATGGCCTGGGGCGGAAATTCCGTTCTGGGGTGAGAACGGCACAGCGTCTTCTACTGTTGGAAAGCCGGGCGTGGTTCTCCTTGAGTGGTATGCGTAACTCCAACGAAAAATCGGTTGTTGTGAAGGGGCCATCAAAAGGCCTCGTGACTGTCGTTCCACCAGATTTGGACGATTCCAAGCGTCAATTCCTGACAGTCGCTCAAAATGTCCGTGCGGAGTTTGAGCAGCTGAAGTCGGCTCCAGGGGCGGAGCGGATCGATCTCACGGACGGCATCCTAGAGACGCCGGCAAACTTGATCCACCAACCAGACATCCTTGGTACAGATCCAGACGCCAAGAAGAGCCCGATCATCGGGAATAGCGGGAGCCTTTTTGTGATGGCTCGTCGGAGCGCAGCTCTCACGTGCCCGAAGGACGACTGCGCGGTGACGTTTGTGGTCGTTGGGAACACTGGAAAAGAGGGTACCAGCCTTGAGAAGGTCGCCCTGCGAATCGTTGCGGATGATCCGGACTTCATTATTCACACCGGGAACATGGTTGGTCCGTCTCCCGGAGTTGACGACGGAGAGAACCCTTACGAGGAGCTCGTCGGGAAGTACTTCCACTCATGGCTCGGAAGGTACCGCGGGATCTATGGGACGGGGCCTCTGACAAACGCATTTTTCCCAGTCCTTGGTGAGTATGATCACGCTGAGGGTCCGACTTATCGATACATTGATTTCTTCAAGCTGCCGGCGCCTGAGACACGGTATGAGGTGAAACGTGGACCCGTGCACTTCATGATGTTGAACAGCTACGGGTCTGGGCCTGCAGCGCAGACGGGACCAGGTGGGGCGGCTATCTCTGGTACGGGATCGGATCCTGGGATTGGCGAGGACGATCTGTCGACGGCGGGGGATCAGTACCAATGGCTTTCTGACGCTGCAATTGCCTCTGACTGCACGTGGCGGTTCGTTGTAATGAACCACCCACCGAAGACGTCCGGGACGGATACCCTGTACTCTCCTGGGTACTCTGCAGTCGCTTACAACTTCCAGTCCCTCGGCATTGACGGGGTGTTTTGTGGGCTCTCGAGGTCATACGAACGTGCGGTCAGCACCGATCTCGAAGTTCCGGTCATCAATGTTGGTCTCGGCGGGATGACGATCGACTCATCGTTCTCGGGGTCAACAACTGGGTTTCGGTATAATACCACGCCTGGCTATCTGCGGTGCACAGCGACGCAGACGACAATGTTTTGTGAGTTCGTTGATTACGACGGGAATGTCGTCGATTCTTTCACCTTGGATCCGCAGAGGGCTCCTGGGACTTGTTACCTCGCGGACAATGCGGCGACCGTCACGAGCCTCGACGTGATTCCGGACTCTGTTGAACTTGAAGTCGGGCAGTCGTTCGTGTTCAAGGCGATTGCGAGGTACAGTGACGGGTCCACGGATGATGTTACCAACCTGTCGCTCTGGGAGTCCTCGGATCTTGAGATCGTCACCATGGGTGATCCCGGCAACGCCACGGGGGCTTCCGCGGGCACTGCAACAGTCACGGCGACATACTCTGGCCAATCGGATACCTCAAGCGTCACGGTCACCGTGAAGTGCCTCGATGAGCCAATCGATATCGCTCTGGTCCTCGACAGGTCTGGATCCATGGGTAGCGTTTCTGGGACGGTCAGTCGAATTCAGCGATTGAAAGAGGCTGTCAACCTGTTTCTGAATTCAATGGACATTCAGGCTACTGAATCCGAGTCCGATCGGGCTGCCGTTATCTCGTTTTCTGGTGACTTCCGAATGCAGACGGCGGATGTCCGAATTGATGCGTACCTCGGTTCATCGATTACGGCATTGAAGGCCGCGGTGGATGGGCTGAACGCTTACGGTGGCACTGGTATTGCGGCGGCGCTCGATGCTGCAAAAGCCGAACTCAACAGCGTTCGTGCAATTTCGGGTCGTCGGCAGGTCTGCATTTTGTTTACAGACGGGTACGCGAATATCTCGGACGCCGGGCAAGCCTTCGTCGACTTTCCGAACAACCCCTCGGGAGACGTTCAGACGCCTGGAATGGCTGCAGCGGCAGCCTCAGCGGCATCGCTGATTGCGGATGGAGTCATTCTCGTCGTCATCGGTCTCGACCTCTCTTTTGACCCTACTAATGAAGCCCAAGTTCAGCTGTGGGCGTCTCCGGGGTTCTACCAATCCGTCACGAATGCAGATAATCTGCTACCTACGTTTGTGAAAGTGCTGAAGGACCTTTGTGGTGCTACGGGTGGATCGACAGGCACGTGCGAGCCAGTATACTTCAATAAATCCCTGACATTGGGTGAGACTGGATGGAACGTCGGCGTTCCGCGCACTGTTAAGGTCGCGATCGAGCTACTGAGCACGGAAACCCCAACGGATCCGACGTGGTATGGATGGCTCGGTCTCGGGGGTGTAAAAGGGTCCTGGGCATCTGGTGCGGGATACCCGACATTTTCGGTTGTGAGCGGCACCCTGCCGCCTGGGCTCACGTTCAATGGGGTCGACTCTATTACGGGTACCCCCACAACGGCCGGGTCGTACGGACCAATTTTTGTACGCATCTCCAATCCGTGCACAGTTGAAGTGGCACCAGACAATACGAGTACGTCCAACACTCAGAACTCAATCTATATCACTGTTGACCCATGAGCACCCCTTTTCCAGCCATTCAGTTTCGCGGTGAGCTTGAGGAGGTGTTCGACGGCGCATCGACTTCCTCGGAGTCTCGGTGGATTGCTGCGGACTACTACGACAAGGTTGTCTTCGCGACGCCCTCTTTCCAGCCGATCTACTGGCAGCCTGGGCTGTCTGAGATCGTCACATACAAGAAGTGCCGGCCTGTACCTGGCCTGCCCAACACGGACGGCTGGGATGGTGTTGCTGAGTTCGCTGGCCACATCCTGTTTTGGCGTGGAGTCTCGATTCTCTGGTCGGATCTCAACGATTTCGCCAACTACATTCCTGTGGCTATCACAGCATCCACAGGTCGGGCTGTCACTGCGTCCGGGTTCGTGATGCCGCAGGTTGGATCCGCATCCAATTTCGTTTTCCTCAACGAGCGCAGCGGCAGTTTCACGGCGAGCCAGTTCGTCCGTGTTGTCTCGAACGAGGACAGCCCGTCTGACATTCGGTACTCTTACTTTCAAGTTTCCAGTGTTTCGTCATCCGATGAAGAGACCACTTCAATTCCTGCGACACAGACGGCACCGGGAAGCGAGGAGCAGACCATCTACACAACGTCTCACGTTGGTTTTGTTGCTGATTCAAAAGTGTCGGTCGCCGGGAATGTGGTGGACCTTGTTGTCGTGGATTCGTCGCGTGATGTGACGACGACGTACGAACTCGGGGGTGCGTCTTCCACGATTGGTGAGGTTGGCGAGTCAGTCACTTTCCCGCTGGCAGAGTTCCCGTTCGACCTGAAGGTCGACGACATTATCTCTGTCTCGACCAAGAATGCAGTGGGGCAGGATTTGTTTAAGGTGACAGTCATTGGTTTGAGCCTTCGCGCGATCCGTCTCGGCGTTGGCGAAACTCAGAAGACTCCTGGGACGTCCTACCCGTATGGCGGCGCGAACCCTACTGTCTATGTGAAGTTTCAGCCGTGGGTGAAAGTCCGCAATACCGGTGCGACCTTTGTGGTCCAGCAGTCGGTGGCAATCGTACCTGCAGATGGTTTGAAGCTAGCCCCTCTTGGGCTCACCGGCGAGATGGACAGAGGTTTGACGGTGCCATCTGGCTCGATTGTGGAGACACTCGATGCGAACGAGGCCGGCACAGTTCAGAACATTGGTGATGGAATCAATGGTCCCATTTTCGCAATCACCAAGCTCGCGGACTACGCGTACATCCTGAAGGAAAGATCAATTCAATCGGTCCAGTATGTGGGCCGGGACTCAGGCACGTTCTATTTCCGCACAGAGATCTTTGAGGAGGGGCCGGTTGGTAAGTACGCATGGTGTCGAATCGACGAGAAGCGCATCATATTCTGGGGTACGAAGGGGTGGTACGAGTACCAGGGTGGTCAGAACATCGAGGAGATTGGTCGAGTGGTCTGGGACACCGTTGCTGATGAGGTGGACCGGGCACGGGCTGACGAAATCGTGATGTTCCACAACAAGCCGCGGAACGAAGTGTGGATGTACTACCCTGTGGTTGGGTCCCGCGCGTCGAACGTCATCGTCTACAACTACACCTTCAACACGGTGGTGAAGGACTACTACCCGGAGGACATCAATGGCATCACAGCCGTTGGTTTGGTTGATTGGGAGATCGCTCCGACGTGGGAGTCTCTTGATGCCACAGAGCTCATCAATGGCGCTGCCAAGCGGTGGTACGAGTATGTGGACGTGGGGTCAAAGCAGTACCCAATCATCGCAATCGGCGGCACCACTGGGAACCCTTCCATGGGGGAAAGCTCTGACAGTATCGTTCCTCGAATTCTCGCACACGGGCGTGTTCCGTACCGGTCGACGAGCGACGATTGTGACCCGGATCCGGTGGATATCATTGCCGAAACTCCGGACTACAGCTGGGGAGACCCGTCGGCGGTGAAGTACATTTCGATGGTGAAGCTCGGGCTCTTCATTGAGCCCACATATACCGGTCCGGCTTACCTGCGCGTGCAGCTAGGCACTCGGATGAACCAAGACAGCGATGTGCACTGGTCTGGGGAGGCTCGAGTCGAAGTGTCCGGGAATGGGAATGTCGTCACCAAGGTCAACCTCCGCGGCGCAGGTCGGTATGCTCGACTTCGTTTCCTATCCTCTGAGGTCGACGCACGATGGTCGATTTCCTCGTTTGAAATTTCCGCCCGTATCGGCAATACCTTTTGAACATGAGTGCTCCTGTGATGCCTGACCGGCTCCGTCTTCCAACGGCGAACAAAGTGCTGAAGACTGATGAGCTGGCGAATGCCGTGAATGCAGCTCTTCGCGAGGTTCGGACAGCTTTTCAAAACGAGATCAAGGTCCTCAAAGACCGGGTTGAGGACCTTGAGGCGCGAGTCGAGGCCCTAGAGAACGCGTGAGGAAGTACCAAGTCACCACCTGGGAGACCGGGAGTGTGCTCGTGGACACTGTGGAACAGCTCGTCGCCGTGCTGTCGTCGATTGGGTCTGGAAACCCCGACTCTGTCATCGTCAACACGGTCGCTCTCGAGGAGCCCCCGCGCCCAGTGCCCGCGGAGGAGTTTTTCGTATGACAGCGGAAGAAGCGATCAAGAAGGCAGCCAACAGTGACGCGAACGCTGAACAGTTTTTGTACGTCCTCTGGCGGTTCGCACACACCATCGATGACCTGTACGACGATCCGGTGCGGAGTCCGCTGGTTGCCGGGAACCTGACGGCTGCCCTCATCGTCTGGACTGAGACCGTCGCAGCCAACCCGTTCTTTCAAGCCTACCGGGACATGTTACTCGGAGCCCTCCGGGTGGCGTTGTTGCAGTGGGCGTCCTCGGAGGACTTCGCAGCACGGGGAGGGGTCAGGGACAAGGTCATTAGCGGGGTGATCAAATCCGGATATCAGGATTTGGTGTTTCTGGTGGCTTCCATCACAGGTGGACCCCTGCACGCCCTCGAGCTCCAGAAGGAGTTCCGGGACTACGATTTCGATTGATTCTGCTGTCCGGCGGACAGCAGTGTCCTTCCGGAGACACATACTATGGGAGGCCTTTGCGGATCTACAAAAACGGCGAAGCCCGACTGGAACGATCCGCTCGGGCCGAACGCCGGCGGCACAATGGGCCCCACGGGCGGTCCTGAGGCTCGTGCCAAGATCTTTGAACAGATCGACAGCCAATTGCTCCCCCAGGCCAACAAAGACGCGGCTTGGGCGGCTGGAGTGACTCGCAGCGGGTACGACAACCCTGTGTGGGGGTCATCCCTTGGGTACCTAACGGGCACGACCGGTGGTAAGTACCTGAACGGGAGCCCGTATCTCGATCGTGCTATCTCCGCCGGCCGGCGGTCTCTGGACGAGAATCTCGCTGCATCACGGTCCAATTTGAACTCTAGGCTGTCGTCTTCGCGCGGGCGTGCTGAAGCGGGCCTCCGAGGCACCCAGGCTGGGAACCGTTCCATGTTTGCACGGACTGGCCAAGCGTTTGGTACGACCAACCAGCAGGCGGCTGATGCGACCCAGGCGGCGCTTCAAGCCGAGCTCCAGCGGTCTGAGAACGAAGCTGCGACCGCTCAGGCGGGTCAGGAGGCCACATCCAAAGCCGCCCTCGAGGCCGCCAATACCGGGAAGATGGCGGATGTCTACCAGCAGGAGCGGGGGCTCCAGCAACAGGCCGCCACGGCGGCCCCTGGTGTTGCCTCTGCTCGGACTCAGCTCGCTCAATCTCTCCCTGCGCTGAACTATGCTGGCGTCAAGCCCGCCGCCGACATCGTCCAGCAGCTCGCAGGTAATGGTGCTGTCACTCCAGCCACGATGTATCGCACGCCCGGGGCGTTCGACTACGCAATGCAAGTGGGCGGTCTCGCCGGGATGGCGGGTTACTGAGGACTTTCTATGCCTTTCTACTCTCTTCGAGATCAGGGGTTTGACATGCCGTTTGAGGCTTTGGGGAAAGGCCTTTTGGCGTGGCGCACCCGCCAGCAGCAGGAGAAGGAGAATCAGCGCGCGGATCAGGCCTTGAAGCTTCAGCAGGACCGCAATGCGTTCGAGCAGAATGCTGAGACGCAGCGGCTGGGGCTGTCTCGGGACGAGTATGATCTCCGGAAGAGGATCTACGACACCAAGACGAAGCCGTTCGACCCTTCGGCGGTTCCGGCTGGTATGCAGATCAACAAGATGTCCATGACTCCGGACGGGTGGAGCGCCGACGTCGCGCCGCCGCCGCGGATCCCGGAGGGGATGCGCCCGTCGAAGTCCGTTGTCGGGCCCCATGGCATCGAGACAACGTACGCGCCGCCTCCGCCGTCCCAACCCTCGTCTCCTATCGTTGAACTGCCCCTCCCTGATGGCAGCAAGGGGATGTTTTTGACGCATGTGGATCCTGACACCGGGGTGACCAAATTCACCCCGTACACTCCACCGAAGGGTGAAGGAGAAAAGCCGCTGGATACGGACGCTATCCGGAAGCTCGAGATGATCAGCCTGGTCGACGATCAGCTGCCCGCCTACGAGAGCCTTCTGGAGCGCACGAAGGATGCAGGTGGACCCATTTCCGGCCGCGCAGGAAAGCTCGCGGCGCCGTGGGACCAAGATCAGAACGAGTTCAATCGACTGCAGACGTCGATGTTTGCGCCGATCGCGAAAGGGCTTTTTGGCGAGACTGGCGTCCTGTCAGAGGCCGATCAGAAGCGATACACGTCGATTTTCCCGCAGTACACTGACACGTATCAAAATCGCACGAACAAGCTGGCGAAATTGAAAGAGCTTGCGGTCAATTCTCGGAAGAACACTCTCTCGACTTTGCAAGGCGCCGGCCGGAACACGTCTAATTTTCAGCCTCCACCCGTCCCCGGCCCAGAGCTCGACTTCTCCGGGAGCGTTGATGTTGAAGCGGAGATGATGAAGGCACTTTCGGCGGGCGTCCCGCTTGCCGAGATCCAGCGGCGGATGATGGAGATGTCTCGACAACCCTGATTTATGGCTGGCCCCTTCGACGACCTGATTGAGAAGTACAGCCCCAGAGCCGCCCAAGCTCCCGGGGCTGGTCCTTTTGACGACCTGATCGAAAAAGCAAAGGCTGACCGGGACCCCGTCGCGATCACTCAGCGGATCAAGACAGACCCGGATTTCCAGCCGACAGATGAGCAGCTGGACATCGCGTACGCGTACAAGCGGAGCCTACCGACTTTGGGTGAAGCGTGGAGCGGTCTGAAGACGTTCGCTACGGAGACAATCCCAAACCTGGCTCGCAAAGCCCGGGAAGAGAACCCGAATCCGCTAGCTTTTTTGACGTCACCTGCAGCCGCGTGGTCGAATTTGGCAACAGGCGCCGAGGCCCTCTTGAGCGGGTCCCAACAGCTGGGCCAAATGGTGCTACCGGCTATCCATTCGGTGACAGACGCCATCGCCAATGGGCTCGCTGCTCCAGTGCCGCTTAACGCCCCGGACATGCCGGAAAAAATGGCGAAACAGGCCTGGCTCGAGCGGACCCGCGCCGCCGCGGAGAACCAGAGGGCGATGCAGCCCTACCAGGAGGGTGAGCAGGCCTTCATCCCGGCAGCGAAGCCTGCCACAGCCCAGCTCGCGGCGAACTTGGGCGCCGATCCTACCATCCTGATTCCTGGAGCGAAGGCAGCTGGACTGCTCAAATTCGCTGCTCCCGCCGCTCGAACGGCCGCCACCGTGGCCGCAGAGGCTGCTGCCAAGGGTGGGATTGCTCGGACAGCCCTCGAGGTTGCCGCTCCAGCCGCCGAAGCTACAGCGGGAAAAGTCGGTACAGTTAGCGATAAAGCTGCTGAGATTATCGGTAAAGTGCAGCCGGTGCTCGACGTCGGCGGTTTTGTCCACGGAGGCCTCCCCGGCGCCGCCGGATCGCGTGTCGCTGGTACGGTCGCCCGGAAAGCCGCGGAATGGGCTGGCAAAGTATCTAAGATGGGCACTGGGCTTCGCAATCTTGCGAAGGCTGACTGGGCTTCGGCCCAACCGGTCTGGCAGCAGCTTGCCAAGGATGCCGACGCCCCCGCCTGGCTGGTTCGGGCGTCCTCATCGGCTGTCGCTCCCATGGTGGAGTCGACGCTGCGCGGCGCCGCGGCGGTCGGGACGGGTGCTGTGGAAGGTGCTGCCATTGGAGCCGCCGCTGCAATCTCTGATGACACGCTGACACCGGAAGAGCGTGGTATGGCGATCGGTCCAGGGCTCCTGCTAGGCGGCCTGGGCGCGGGCTTCGGTCACGTCGCCGGATCAAAATCGAGGGCAATGCTGGCCCAGGCTCACGACATTGCCGTGCGCGCCGACAAGACGATCAAGTCAGGCATTGATCCAGCCCTTGTGCTGTCGACCCCTGACCCGGTCATGTACTACGCGGACAATGTCGAGAAGCTCTTCCAGGGTGCTATGCCTGGAGGGAAAAATCTCGAGGTTATTCTGACAGACTCCAACGGCTTTGCTCAGTTCGGGTTCGATCAGAAAGCTGCAGCCGGATACACCCAAACTCCGGACGGCCGATACGTGGCGGCGATCAACCTCGAGTCTCCCTCTGTGCTCGACACTCGGGCTATTCACGAGGGCCTAGGGCACGCCATCCTTGACTCCGTCGTCGGCGACCGATCCCAGATGCTCCAACAGGTCCGGGAGACGTTTACACCGGAGCTCCTGCAGCGCGCTGCGGTGCAGTACGCCCGGGCAATGCTGCCCCAGGGCTCAATCCGGGACATCAAGGCCTACATCGATGCGAAGCGGGCCGACTCTCTCCAGCGGTACGGGGACGCAGACATGTGGATTGCCGAGGAGCTATCTGCCGAAGCCGCAGTGCGGCGCATGGGCGGCCGATCAGTCCTCGATATGGCGAGCCCGTCGTTCCTGACGCGTGTGGTCAACAAGATCACGGGGCGCGTGGGCGAACGCACTGTCGATGCAGACACATCGACGTTTTTCTCCGGCCTCGTTCGCGGTCAGCTCGACAAGCTCGGCGAGACCCGGGCGAATACTACCGAACAGCTCGGCGCGTTCCGGCCGGCTATCGACACCGCTCCAGAGCCTGCCCGGCCCGTCAAACCGTCGGACTGGGGCAAACCCCATGCCCCTCTACACGACCTTGGGAATGGGACCAAGGGTAACGACTTCGTTGTCCAGACAGTCCACGGGAAGCTCGTCAAGCGCACCGACGTCCAGGTCAAGCGCACCGCGAAAGCCCGTGTCGAAGAGGTCCAAAAGAACGTACCCGAGAACGCGGCTCCGCTGCCGATCGGTTCTCCCAACGACGAGGTTCGACTTCGCACGTCGCCGTCTGGATTGACTGAACGAAGTGGTCGCAAGCTCGGGCAGTGGTTCTACGACTCCAAGGTGTTCGGGAAGCACACCAAGGAGTTCGCCAAGCAGCTGGAGGACGCGATCCAGAACAACTCCGTGCTCGCTGGTTGGTACCACCAGATCGGGAAAGGGAAGGACTGGGCCCGTTCTGTCGATACCGACAAAGGCAACATCTCGGCCGAATACAAGGATTTCGTTCCTGTCGACTTTGCCATCTCGAAAGCCGGTAACATCCTGGTCCGCAACTACTCCCTGACAGCGTTCCAGCGGAAAGCCATGGCGTGGGGCGCGAGGCATGGCGATATCAGTCTGGATCTGTGGAACGGTGACATTGGTGCGTTCAAGGCGGACGTCGACGCGTACATTCAAAATCACGAGGACGGAAAGCCCGGCGACACCGGCATCGGAAGCTCTAAACGAGACGTGATCAACGCGTTCCTCGTGGGTGGAAACCGGTCTTTTGAAGCTGCGAATCCTCTACGTCCGCTCTTGCGCGGTGACAACCGGCAGGGCATCATCCGTTCTTACCGTCTCGACCGGATCGAGACGCTTGAGCCTTCGTCTCAGGCGTTCGGCCGGCCGCAGTACGAGAAGCAACTCAAGAACCTTAGTCCTGAGATTCAAAATGAAAACCGTGGAGCAGCGCAACCAGCAGCTGTTGGCGACCAAGCCGCAGCAGGCGAACTTTCAGTCCCAGGAGGAATGGGAAGAGGCCCTGGCGGGGTGGAACTACCGGGTGCTCCCGCTGATTCAAGCGTTCCCCTCCGCGGTCTCGCAGCCCGAGTCCGTGTCCCCGGTCGCGGTGAAGTAACATTTGGTCCGTTCCCGAAAGCCCGGGAGGTCGCGAAGGCCTATGCGGAGCGCGCGGGGATCTCGTACAACCCGCCTCGCGACTACGTCAAAGTCGATCCTGCGCGGGCATCTCGCATTGCAGCAGCGTTCGACGCGATGCCGCACAGCCCGGATGACCCCGCAGTCAGAGCAAGCTACGACGCGATGATTGCTGAGACGCTTGCTCAATGGGAAGCGATCAAGGAGTCCGGGCTCGTCGTGGAGCCTATTCCTGAAGGTGTTGCCGATCCGTACGCTGCATCGCCACGTCTGGCGATCCTCGATGTTCTCGAAAACAACCATCTCTGGTTTTTCCCTACTGACTACGGGTTTGGTGGATCGAACACCGCCCATGTGGACATCACTGGAAACCCACTGATGCAGCACACCGGTGAAGTCCTGAACGGCCGCCGTCTCCGTGCGAACGACGTCTTTCGCATCGTTCACGACTATTTTGGCCACATCAAAGAGGGTGTTGGATTCCGTGCCGACGGTGAGGAAAATGCCTGGCGGGTGCACTCCGCGATGTATTCCGACCTCGCGCGGCCCGCAATGACCACTGAGACCCGTGGCCAGAACTCATGGGTTAACTTCGGTCCATACTCTGAGTTCAACCGCACGGCGAGCGGAGCGGAGACACAATACGCTCCACAGAAAATCGGTCTACTGCCCGACTGGGTGATCAATGAGGGTGCGAAAGACACCGCTTCCTATAGCCCAACTGTGCAGTATGCTGACGGTAAATCTATCGCCATTTTCGGTCGAAAGTACTCCGAGTTGGGACCAGCTCAGAGAGCAGATATCGATGCGTATGTGAAAAGGTACGTGGAGCAGAACCTTCCCGGTGACTCAAATCGAGCAACGAAATCTGGCAACTTTAAGTCGTGGTTCGGTGATTGGGAGGATCCGAACGCGTACAGTTCTCGAAGGGCAGGTGCTCCTGTGTCTGTTGTCGTGGGGTCTGATGGAGCACCGTTGAAGGTTTTTCACTCCACTAGAGCAGACTTCACTAAATTTGATACAGGTAGGAAAACGTCAAACAATTACGGGTTTTTTGGAAACTCAGAAACAGAGCGACATGCGGTATTCTTTACGGATTCCCCGTCTCAATCGGACTCATATTCCAAGACAGAGGGAAAATTTGATCCTGGGTCTAAGACAGTTCCAGTCTACCTGTCGATCAAGAGTCCTATAGACTTTAGGGACTCTGGTTTCGATTTTGAGGCACTCGCTTCAGAACTTGGTCTGTCCTACAACTATCTCCGCAACGTAGACCATTATTGGTCTCTGCTTGACGGCCCTGACGGTAAAGAATTTGTGCGGAGAGCGAAGGAAGCTGGGTACGACGGAGTCATTTTCAATGAAGATGTCCTTGAGGACACTGCGACTCCGGGCACCACGTTTGCCGTGTTCGATTCTAACCAGATCAAGAGTGCGATTGGAAACTCCGGCGCTTTCGATGTCGCAAATCAAGACATCCGGTACAGCCCTACCATCCCGAAGAGCCGGAAAGAATTTAATCCGACCTACCTTCCTGAAAATCAGCTGAACGATTTCCCGAACTGGCAGTCGACGATCGCTCGAGTTGGTAAGAAGGCCGGGGAAGAGCTGACGACGGATCTCGTTGTCTCTGGGGACCTGTACATGGAGGGCCTGCCCAAGGAAAAGCACAAGATCGTGCGGGACATTCTCACAAACAACCCAGGGATGCATGACCTCCCAGCAGATCTGCCTGAGGCCCGTCGAATCTTCACGGAGCGCGCTGTTGAGAACCTCCTGGCTATTTGGGACGCGATTCCTGAAGAAATCCGGTCACGGTCAAAACTGTGGTACGAGGGTGGCCGTGCTATTGTCGATCGTCTAGCCACGCAGTATGGGGTCGATCCGCAGCAGGCGGCTGCAGTTGTTGCCGCCCTCTCTCCTCAGAAGGGGTGGCAAGAAAACGTGCGTCTTGCTCACTTGATTTTTGAAGCCCACTCAACGCTTCAAGACCAGGTCACGACTCAGAAACAGTTGCTGTTCCTTCGCCAATCAGCATTGAAGGCAGCTGAAGGCGCCGTGGCCGAGGAGGCTGGTTCCTTGCAGGCGATGAACACACGGCTCAACCGGTTGACAAATCCGAAGTCGGTTGAGAAGGCTCAGGCTGAAGCGACACAGCAACAGCGAAAGCTCGCCCGCGCCGAAAAGAAACGGGACATTCTGAAGCAGCTGATTCCCGCGATGAACGGGAAGACGTATGGTGAGCTTCCTGACAATTTCTCCAAGGCAATGTGGATCCGGTCGTGGTGGGACGGGGAGATGGGTCTGAAAGACGTGCCTGATATCACGCCTGAAGGTGAGTTCCTGCCGACGTTCGCCAAGACTGAGCTCGGGAAGCCTGTGACGCTGCGGTGGCAGTCATACGACGCCATCGAGAAAACCCTCGACGTGATCCAGGACAACTCAAGGGCGGCGATCTCAGATGCCTTGGGTGGGGCCCACAAGGTGCGTAACTTCTACAACAACCTGCTCCTCCCGAATCTCCGGGAAATGCAGGACGTCACTGTCGACACCCACGCGATCGCTGCCGGGATGTTTTTGCCACTGGGGACTTCTGATTTCATGACGACGTGGGGTATGAGTGGATCCCCAAAGTCGTCGACCGATGTGCATGGTGGGTATGGGTTCTTTGCAGACGCCTACCGGGAGGCAGCGAAGCAACGCGGTGCCCTGGCCCGCGAAATGCAGAGCGTAACCTGGGAAGGAATCCGCAACCTTTTTTCCGGTAGCTTTAAGTCGGCGAACAAGGATAGGATTGCAGCCATCTGGGCTCGCGCCGAAAATGGAGAAATCACACGTGAACAAGCTCGCAACGAAATCATCGCCGCCGCCGGCGGGTTCAAACCTCCCTCCTGGTACGGCAGCGGATCGGCTCCGCAATGACATGCGCCGGTACAACGTGGACCCCACCAACCGGGACCAGGTCCTCACCTTTTTGTATTTTCCCGACGACCCTCCTGAGGTACTCCCTCCGGAGACCGAAATGATCGTGAACGAAATCCTTGGCCATGAGAATTAACGACGAGATCTTGTCCGTGACGAACGCTGCGCCGGTTGCCTTGACACGGTCCAAGCTGTCCATCGAGAGCGGAGCGCGAGCCGCACGGGCCACGGTGGAGATCCTCAATGCACCTGGGGACGACGCCAACGTCGTTTTCCGGTTCACAGACGACCCGGCGATCTCACCCGTTGTTGGGAACCTCCTCCCTGTGCGCGTAGCAGGCCAACGCAGCGTCATTACCATCGAGGGGTACGACGACATGGCTGCCGTGCAATTCCAATGCACAGGGGCCGTTACGGCGCGGCTGCAGGTCACCTATTTCTCGTGATTTTCCTCGGGATAGACCCAGGGATGTCCGGCGCTGTCGCCCGGTTCGACGACGAGGCACACAAAGTCACTGTCGCCCGGGATTTCAGGTCTCAAGCGACCCTGGCGAAAGCCGTTTGGGACCTCTCTGACGGTGTGCAATGCGCCGCTGTTGAGCTCGTTGCTAGCCGGCCAGGACAGGGTGCTCAGTCGATTTTCACCTTTGGACGCGCCACTGGCATTGCCCAAGCGCCCCTCTACATCCGAGGGATCCAGTTCATCGAGCCCACTCCACAGCGTTGGATGTCCTATTTCGGGCAGCCCTACAAAGCATTTGACTCACGGCAGATCGCCATGGAGTGGTTCCCCGACCAAAAGCACCTCTTCAAACGGATGCTGGACCACAACACGGCGGACGCGGTTCTGATTGCTGCGTGGCTGTCTGCGGAGTGGCGGCGGACGCGTGGCGTGCCTCTAACAAGCCGGAAAAAGCAGCGGGCGATTGTGGACGCCAAGGTGGTAGATGTGCCTCGCGACGCAATCGCTCCAGCTCCTCTTTCTCACGACGGTACATCGCTTCAAACCGCTCGTTGAGTGTTTTTCGCATCTCAGGGAATGGCCCAAACGCGACGAACGACATCAGGGCTTCTCTGTCAGCGAGGTCCTCTCGGTCTTGCCATTCCTGGTGATCGTTGAAGGACCCAATTGCATGACCATAGAGCTTAGATCTCATTCAAATACCCCATTGGTCTGCCATGGCATCCGCAATCCCGGAGTACGTCTCCGAACGGATCTTGGCCCGGTCCTCACTGGGGCCCAATTTCCAGATACGTTGCTCTCTTCCTGAAACAATGTTTGTCGGTACTAGTTTTGGGAGACCAGTCAGCCACAGACATGTAGCTTTTGTCTCGCCATGCCCGAACATCCACGGCTGAATGATTTGGTCTGGCTTTCGGTACTCCGTGCTCATGATCCCGATCGGGTTTTCAATCGCAATTTTTGGAGCCCCGCAGTGCACAAACTTCATGAAAAACTCGATCGACCGGCGTTGGGACCCGTCGGCGCGTTTCTGTGGAAACCAACGAGCTCCCGACACACACAGATCAGTGCACGGAGGGAACGCGATGACCGCGTCCCATTTTTGGTAGAGCACTTCCAGCACGTCACCGAGGATGTGTGGTCCGGGTCGATCAGACGGTACGATATCACAGCTTACGGCATCATGCCCTCGCGATCTGAAGGCATCCCGGACTTTGCCAGAGCACTCACAGGCGATCAGTATTTTCATAATATTCGTCCATATTGACGTCGTCGTCGGTGAGGAAGTCAGCGATGGATTTGTGGCCATCGTTGAGGGCCGCAATCATCCGTTCCTTGGCCTTGAAATTGTTGTAGACCCGCTCCTCAACCCCGCCCTGCAGACAGACCACACGCTGGACGGAGAACTCTCCACCGTCGCGGTGCACCCGCCCAAAGACCTGGATCATTTTGCGGGCGCTATCGTTCGGGCTGATCAGTGACAGCCGGGATTTACCCTGCAGGTTGATCGACTCCCCTCCGACGTCCGTGTTGCAGAGTACTAGCCGGATCCGGCCGTCCTGGAACTTCTCGATTGTCTCCACCCGAGCCTGCTCTTCGGTACGACCCTTGGTGCCCCGGATGAACCCGTGGGGCTCGCCCTTCAACAGTTCGGACAATGCGTTCAGCGAGTCGTCGAAATTCAAGAAAACAGCGACGTTGTTTCCCTCGGCCAGGGCATCTTCCACTTGTTCAGCGAACGCGCCGACCTTACGGAGCTCTGCCAGCTGGCGGTCACGCAGACGGGCCAAAATGGCCTTCCCCTTCTCACGGTCCTCCGCGGCCTTGTTCGCCGCCTGCCACCGGTCGCGGAGCTCCGCGATCTCGGACTCGGGGTCTTGACGCAGTTGGGCATCTGTGAGGTCTTGGGCAGCCCGTTCGGTGGCCTCAAATAGCTCCTGCGTCTTGCGGGCGTCCGTAGCGATGGATTCCTGCACCTTGGCCAGGTACGGCTTCACCGTGTCGTTGTCATGGGCCTCAACGAGCTGGGCGGTGATCAGTGTTTTCGGAAACGCTTCGCCAAGATCTTCCTTCCGGACGCGGATACCACGAGCAGGGAAGATCCGCGCGTGGAGGTCGGCCATTTTCTTGACGTTTGCAGAGGATTCCGCGTCGAATTCGTAGCCGTTGTGCCATTTGGAGCGAGTGCAGCCTTGGCGCGCAGCCCAATCCCAGTAATTCCGGATGTTGTGCTCGCCCAGCAGGAACCCGATCGCTTTCATTTTGAGCGGGTTATCTGCTGCGGTCGCGGAGGCTGCTAAAGTAGGGATTCCCGCGCGGCGGGCCCCGATGAGCAGCTCGGAGTTCAACGTATCCCGGCCAGAGCACCAGTGCACCTCGTCGAAAATCAGACCGTCGATGGATGTGTCCCAGATAAACGATTCATCCCGGCCCTCCGTGACGAACTTTCCGAGACCCGTGTTCCCGCGGCGAACCCGTTCGTAGTTGGTGATGATGACCCGATCCTTCATTCCGAGAGCTGCCGCGGCGGCTCGCCACCCGGGAAAAGCGGCGCGACGCACGATGGCAACGACCTTCGTCGCACCCAACTCACGGAACGCTGCCAGGGCGTTGTAGGTCTTGCCTACGCCGGTGCCCGAGGCGTCCAGAGTAGCCTTGTACGCGCGGAGACTGGCGACGATGTTCGGGACGCAGATGTCGCGTTGCCACGGGCGAAGGCCCTCGGGAAACCCCAACGGGGCCAGTACCCGCTCTGCCGTGGGGGCGACTGGTGCAGGCTCATCATTGCGGATCGTCTCCCACTGGGAGACCACCCAAGTGCCTTGATGCTGCCCGACGGCGAAGCCCTTGGCACGAACGCCTTCCTTGGAGGACCGCCATGCCGCCCAAAACGCCTGTGTGGGGGCGGCAGGTCGGACCTTCGACAGACCCTTGGACGTCCGGACAGTCCGCCATTCCCCGAATTGGAGACCGTAGTCGATTGGCGCTTTAGCGAGCAATTCAGCGTCCTTGGCCTTACGCACCTCCACAACGACCTTTTCAGCGACCTCCGGAGTGGGGAGATCAAGATCGGCCAACTGGGTGGCCTTGTAGGTCTGACACAGCTTGGCCGCCGCTGCGGCCTGTGCCGGCGACCAGTTGCCGATTGAGTTCGCCAAAGAGTGACCGAAAGCAGAGTCACGACCGTTGAAGCCAACGTCATTGCGGTCCTGGCACCGATCCTGATCAAGGTTTGCAAGGCGGGTGATCGCCACTTCGAGCGTACGAAGAGATTCCACTGTCATAAGGTGGAAGCAATGTGTACGCTTACACCTTACCTGTCAAGCGATAGTATTCCAGCCGTTCAGCGTGCGACAGCCGCCGGTATTCCCGTTGGTCCGGACAAAGCCGTGATTTTTTCACACGGTCGAAAAAAGGTTCCCGAAACGGAGTGCGTTTCGGGAACCACAAATAGCCATCAGGAGGTGGGTTTTTCACTTTCAGATCGGATGATGCCAGCAGTGCAAACGGAATACCCGCCAGCGTCTCGGGAGTGGTCCGGATTTCGAGGAGACGTGACCGCTCGAGCCAATTTCCCAGCGACGTGCATCCACCCGACATCGACAGCATCAATCGACGCACCGGGCTTCAGCTTATTCTTCAGGTAGATGCTCCAAATGGCACCGAGCTCTTTGAAGTTTTCCTCAGCGTCGCCGTGGGTCGCGCAACGGTCTGACAGCACCATGCGGGAGATCTCCGCGATCTCGTCGCGTCGGCGGTCGATGCCAGTGCGTTGCTTAATTGGTGAGCGGCGCTTCATGCTCAGGAGGGGTTCCGAAAATGTAGATGGTGTGGGACGCGGTCTCAAAGATCACGTTGTCAATCGTGCCCTTGTACTTCTCCCTGAAGCTCGCCACGAGTTGCTCGAACTCGTCGATGTGTTTCGTGTCCCGGCAGCAGCACCGAAACACAAGCCGTGAGGATGTGGCCGGGATCCCGGCCTCTTTGAGTACGGCATTGACGAACTTCGCGTTGAGTTCCAGCGCCTTCACAGCGTCCTGGAGATACTGGCGAGTCACAGACATCGTACTCGCTGTGTGCTTCTCGCGTTCTTCTTTGATTCGTTTACTTGTCATATCGATCGAGCAGTGTGGCCTCGACTTGCAGAGCGATCCCCTGAGCCCACACAGGCGTCCGGGTCATGATCGCCGAAATTTCCTTTTTGGCGTCCTCGGCATCAGCCTTATCCACCGGGGTGTTCGTTTCATCGTGGGCAGTAAATGCCACCGGCGCCACGGTCTTTTCGATAGACAAAATGGCCCCAGCAAGAATGTCACGTGCCATTCGCTGCGTCACGTTTTCAGCGAGAGTGCCGCCCCACAGACGGTTCTGTTTCGACATCGCACCGTAGTCACCTTTGACAACGAACCCTTCATATCCACCGGTCGCTTTTGCACGCACATCGAAGTACTGCAAGGCCTCCCCGGACGGCATTGTGACAGAAAAGTGGTGATCGCTCAATGCTGCCCGCGCGATTACTTGGTCCAGCATCCGCCAGAACGCAACGATTTTTGCGTTCATCCGCCGAAAGCTGTCGACCGTGGTCTGGGCTTCAGCCATTGGCACGTCAGCGTAGTCTGAATACTTGGATGCACCCATCCCATACCCGAGACCGAGCACCTCGTTTTTGATCTTCGTATACGCAGCGACACCGACCTCGGCTTTTAGGGTGCCTTTGGAGCCCTTCCAGCTTTTGCACTGCCGGGCGTAGGCTTCATACACGGAATACCCTTGGGCCATTAACGCCATCATAGGGTCATTGCCGACGAGCCAATTCAGACAACGGGGTTCCACCTGACTGAGGTCCGCGGACACGAACACTCGGCCGGGCCCCGGTGTCACCCAGTTCCGGTTGTGGATCGGGACCTCATAGATGCCGGATCCGAGAGCTGTCTCTTTGATCTTCAACCCGCGATCACGGAAAACACTGAGTTGTTTCGGCTCCAAAGGGAGCTCCACCTTGAACGGCTCACGGTCCAAATTCTGGACGTTGACACCGCGTGAGCTCCACCGGCGGGTATGCGGAGCACCGCAATACCGGAGGTCCATCGGCATTGACCCTTCATTCTCTTCCGTGCTGTAGATCCGCAGAGCACGTTGGGCTTTCTTGATCAGAGAATTCGCCTTCGTATGCCGGCGCATGGTCATGATCACCTCGTTCAATTCGGGGTGCTCACCCATCAGAAATTCACACTCTTCGTCAGTCTTCGATCGGCTCTTCGGTGCAGGGATGCCTTTTGACTCACACCAGGCAGCAAGTCCGATGGGGCTGGCGATTGCGTGGGTGTTTCGCCACGGGATGCCGGCGATCGCTCCGTGCGCGACCATATGGAGGAGCTCGACGTGCGTCGTGATCAGCTCATGATCCAAGAAAACCCCGTCCCAGTTGGCCCGACGAGTGTGCTTCGCGATCTCCGTCTCCACATCACTCATCGGAGGGAGGGCATGCCATGCCTTCAGCGCCATGATAGAATCCTGAAGGCAGTACTCTCGGATCCGATCCTTTTCCGTGCAGTCTTCCCACCGCACACCGTTCATGTCGTCGCGGGCCCCCTTGTCCAGTTTCACACCGAACAAGACCTTGATCAGGTCAGCGAGATTTCGAGGGTACTGGGCGACCGCCGCACGGTCGAGGACACAGTCCCAGTCCTTGGACAGACAATTGAACTCCTTCCGGGCCCAGGCCCGGTCGAAATTCGCGTTCGCTGCAATGAACTGGCGCTGTCCGTTGTTCCAAAAATCGAGTCCGAACCGAGCCTTCGCCTCAGCAATCTCCCCGCAGAATTGCAACCCATCGTCCCCCACAATTGACACGAGATACGCGTGGGAGTCCCGGACATAATTGTGGAGTCCATCATCTACAACAGATAGGCCTCGCTTTTTTGCAGACGACTTTTCGTAGTAGGTCTCGAAGTCAACAAGGGTGGGTATAGGCATGGTCTATTTGAGTTTGGTGCTGTCGATTTTGAAAACGCGGTCTGAGCCCGTGACAAGCTCGACGCCGGTATCGGGCGTCCGTGCAAGTGCCGTGAGGGCCTTCGCGATGCTGCTCACCTTCCACTCCTGAGCGAGGCGCATCGTCGTGTCTGTGCCGCTCAGAGAAGCCATCAATCGCGATGGTGTGCCCTCCCACACCACAGGGCACCCTTCGCCGAACTCCGCCGACGACGCTACCCATATCACGAGCAACTCGCGGAGGTTGTAATGATACATCTGCTGGCGAGAAAGCTCGAGCGTTTGGGGGTCAAAGTAGCTCACCACCCCAACACGGCTTCGCTCCATGATGCCCTCCGGCGGCTCCCAATCCAGCAGCCACCGCGCGAAACCGGGAAGCTCCCTCGAGATAGTCTCCTCGATCTCTTGGTTGGTCCCCCACGTTCCACGGAACTCCTGAGACCGGAAGAACATCATCTTGTCGTACGTGTTACCGTTCACCTCTGGAAGCATCCCGACATCTTGGGGCCCATCGTTCAATGTGACGACAAGCCGGCCGGTGTGCTCGACGACGACGCGGGAGCAGAATTTGGGTTCGTACGTATGCGTAACATTTACCACCGACGCCTTGAGCCGGGCCAAAAACTTTTTCCGCTCCTGGTCGGTCGGGGATTCTTCATCATGAATCGCCCACAAGAACGCATTGAAAAGCTCCTCGTTGAACCGGGTGCGGCCACAAAACCAGTCAAACGGGTTCCCTGACAATCCACCCAACAGAGGCTTCACGATCCGCTCCATTAGGAGTGTCTTCCCGTTGTGCTTCGGGCCGCAGAGGAAGACCGCCTGTCCCATCAGAGGACGGTAGTCCCGGATCGCTTTGTAGGACCGCTGTAGCCACGCATAGAAGTGCGCCAACGGCTGCCTGTCAGGCTCGGCGAAGTGCCCCTCAAGGAACGCCCGAATCCACGGCCAGTCGACCGGGTTATCCGCCGGCTGAACAGATCGCAGGCTGGAGATGTTCAGGATCTTCTTGTCGGCGATTTGAATCACCCCGGGGCGATAGTTGATGCAAGGCGATGCACCATGGATTCGGTTGGCTGTCTGAATGTGGGCCATCACGTGATCGACGTCGGACGCAGTCTCCCCCTTCGGAACTCGGTCACTAATGCCTGCCGTTTTCAGGGCCAGCACGACGTCGTTCCGACCGAGGTTCCACCAAGTGTTGTCCCAGTTCCTCCAATAATCATGCCCGTCAAAATAGATTCCGTCGGCAGCTTTCCCCAGCTGCTTGGCTGTCTGTTCACGCACCCATTGAATGCCAAAAATGTCGGCCCAAGTGCGGAAAGGGTGGGGCCCCGTGAAGCAGAGCATGCCGTCTGGCTTCACCTGGCAGCCCGTCGAATTGTCCGCAGTATCGTCCCAGAATCGAACGCCAAGAGAGTCCTGCTTGAACTCGCCCTGCCACCGCCCTGGCCACCGTTGCTGGATCTCCGCAGCGATCAGCTCGAGGGCGAATTGCCCGGCACCGCTGTCCAGCACTTTGGCCTTTTTCGCAGCCTCGATGGCAATCCCATGGGTGATGTCAGAGGGGACTGGTGTCTTTTTCGCCGTCCACCATTTGGCACCATTCACCCACCTCTGAGCGGGTTTTGTGCTGCTACTGTCATAGCCCGGCAAAATTGTGGCGGCCGTGGCGTTCCGGCAGAACAGCTCGAAAAACTGGTGGCAGTGGGAGGACCCAGCAACCAGTACCTCTCGCTCGAACACCCAGACCAAGCGCCATTTGTCACCCAGAGACTGCTCGATGTACTGGGGCCGGTACTCCTCGGGCAGCTTGTTGACCAGCGAGAAGACGACCTCAGGAGCTACGACGTGGTCATAATCGACGACGAACCCGCGCACTGCAACGGGTGGGGATTCGTTGCCGACAACGGACCCAGTGCCCGTGCGGACTGCAGTGTAGACCTGCCAGACGGTGGAGGGCCGCGAGAGCACCGCACGTCGGTTCAGCTTGGGTAGGCCTTTGAGTCGCGCCAGATCAGCAGCTGCAGGGTTGAACTCCCATGGAGCTACCTCGACAAGGCCCGGGTCGATCTGATTCTTTGCAGCGAAGAATTGAAGCATTTGGAGGCAGGAGAAAAGAGGGAGTGCACCCGTCTGTCAATGCACTCCCTCTCTGTGGGGCTACTCTGCTTGGAGGTTAGGCGCGGCCGGTGAGATTGAGCTGCTCGATGAACTCACGCACCGCGGCGTCGGTCTGGTCGCGGGAGACCACGACCTTCGGGATGAACTGGGGGTAATCTCCCTTGGACTTCTCCGTGCGCCAGGTCCACCAAAGGCGGTGGAGCACCGTTTTCTTCTTCAGCCGGCCAGTGGACTCGTCACGGACAGGGGTTCCGTTCACAACCATGGGCTCCGTAAGGATCGTGGGAATGCAGGAGAAAATCGTCGACGCAAACGTCGACCACGCCCAGCCGCGCGCGTAGTACTGAACAAGTGCGTACTGTTTGTCACCGACGGCGAGGGCGAAGAACGCATTGTCCTTGGTGAATTCATTCTGCTCAATCAGAAGGACACAGCGCGCAACAGCTTCCCACGTCGCCGGGCTGTCACCGATCTTGCGGAGGGTGCCGCCGAGGCGCGTCACTTCGTCGATCGTGGAGGCCGTGCGAGCACGGATCCCAGCCTTGAACTGCTCGTCCGACAGCTTCTCCTGAAAGCTCTTCTCCAACAGGATCGGAGCGAAGCGGAGGAAGTGCTTCGGGTCGGGGGCCTGCAGCTTCGGCGTCGGGAGGATTTCCGTCTCGTTCAGGATGAGGGTGCCCTGCGTAAACGTGCGGGAAAGCTCGCCATTGCCATTCACGAGCACGATGCGGGGCATGCGGACATCGCTGGTGCTCCAGTCGCCAGTCACGGCGCCGTCGCTCATATCCTCGATGGCTTCAGCGAAGGCCGACCGCGTGGGCGCCGCCGGCGTAGTCGTCTGGACAGCCGTAGGTGCCGCACCAGAGGGTTGGACCGGGGCCGGCGTGAGGCCCGCTGCGGTATCGAAATCGTCCGCGGGCAGCGAGGTGGGCGTCACAGTAACACCTTCAGGTAGAGCAATGACTTGACCCGTCGCATCGACGGCGACGTTGGACGCGACCTGCTGGGCATCCGACGGATCGGGCTGCGGCGTAGGCGTTGTGGGGAGGGTGGAACGGAGTGTTGTAGTACTCATGTTGTTATTGTTGATGTTAACCGACAAAAAAAAATTCAGGCGGCTGGAGCGGCAACCTTTTTGGGCTTCCGCTCCTTCTTGGCCGTTTTCTGCTGCTTGAGGTACTCAGTTTTTCCCTCTTCGCGATGGATGAGGCCGTGGGCGAGGAGGATCCCCTCGAGCATCGTGGTGGCTTCCTCCTTGGTGCACTTCTCACCAGTGGATACCTCCTGTTCCTGCTGGATAGCAGGAACGACGACGTCGACCAGTTTTTCCAGACTCAACTTAGCCGCGCTAAGAACCGCTGTGGGCTCCACGTACAGAGCGAGGGCTTCAGCGACCGCAGGCGGGCTTCCGATCGTGCGCGGGAATTGCTTCTCGACCACCTTGTAGGTGATCTCCTGCCCATCATCGAGCTTGAGTGTAGCGGATCCACCGGCCGCTTTGATGATGCCCAAGCACCGCTGCTTGATCGCCGACAGGGCCTCATCGTCCAAGAATTTGATCCATACCTGGGCAGCAACAGCCTGTTCAGGCGTCGTGATGGCATCGAGGTTGATCGAGGGCAGCACCGGCAGGTTGTGGAACTTCTGCACAGTGAGCTGAAAGTGCTGCATATAGGCCTTGCAGGCAGGGCCTCGCAACGCACACCAATCACAAGCACTGCCGGGCGATCGAAGGCCGGGGTGGTCGTCTGCTTGAACGATTTTGGCGTTGTCTACGATGCGGTGGATGTGGATCAGTTTCTGTGTCAATTCCGCCCGAGTGAAGACGGCCTTCGTTGTGGCCCGGAGCTTGGGCTGCACAAACATGACACCGACCTTTTCCAGGTTCGGGTCACCCTGCAACACGGCGATGGCGTAGGCCCATCCCTGGCGGTTGTCCTGAGCGGGGAGAACAGGATCGATTCCGAACTTGTAATCCACCACGATGGCCATCGTGGGGCTGCGACGAATCATCAAATCATCGTGGCCATACATGAGCTGCTTCCCGTCGATCCCAGTGACAGTGCGCCGGGACTCCTGCACGATCGCCTGTCTCGGCAGTCCCTTGATGTACGGGCCGACCTGCTGCGCCGCCCAGAGGATTAGTGCGTACTCCTCGTCGCTCCATTTTTCTGCGATGCGTCGACCAAAGAGGTGTCCAGAGAAAGTTGTTTCGTCGTGGAGCGGCGCCAATTCAAGGACGAAGTCCAACTCGCGTTCCATGGTCTCGTGGAGCCGCGTGCCTTGCTCTGCGGCGTCGTTCGTCCCTTCACGTGATTGAAATCCATAACAACCGCCCACCATGGGGTCCAAGCTGTTCAGCTTGGATGGGCTGATCTTGTCGTGCTTTCGAGCAGCATGCTGCCCGACGTTTGATGGCAGCACCTCGAGGGGTACTACGGTTTCACTTGATGTCTGTTCCATTGAGGATGTGTTTGATGTTTCGTTTCCAGTTGAGATTACCTTTGGCGTCTGCTGATGGTGGGCAATATCGGTCGGCGAGGAAGTCGAGAAACGATCCAGGTCTGCCAGCAGACTCCCAGCGCCTCCAGTTGTTCCGTACGGTATTAAAACAGATCCGTCTGGCAACCGCTGCATCTCCCCGAGTATCAATCGATTTGATTCCATATGGGCGCCTAGTCTTAGCCCCTCCCTCGACGCGATAGATAGCGTCCACGATTCGATTCAGCGAGGATTCGCTTAAAGAGGACCCACGCAGGGGTTGGCCACACAACAACCCGAAAATCGACAGGGTTGCGGCGAGGTGGGCAATAGTTCGTGAGTTCATAAGGAAACCGCTCTACAGAGAGCTGCAGATGCTCCACCAAAAAGTCAAAGTAGAGCACCCGTTGCTCCAACGGCAGAGTCATGATTGACCCGGCCATCATCTGCAACGATCTGGAGTCGACCGTAGCAATCGGAGTGTCAGCGCACAACGGAAAAGTTTTGAAAAACTTGTCCCAGAGCAATTGCCGCGCGTACACCTCGGATTTCGGCTCATCCTCGTGCCAATACATCAAACGCTCCCGCATCACAGAAAACGTGAAATGATCGCTTGTCGAGTAGAGCGGCCGGGGAATTTTTGAGTCACCAAATCCTGAAGTAGAATCCGCCAGTCTGATCGTTCCAATTCTATCCTTGGCCACCTTTGGGTCCGATGTGTGGAGGGTGCTGAAGTGCACTGTGCCGTCGTGCATGAGGATGTATGCATAGAACTGGCCATCCATTTTCAGCTGGCGCACGTGTCTGGCGATGCACCTAAAACGGGTCCACCCCTTCGGGAGCGTTGCCCCGGCGCGGGTTCCCGACTTTCGCGTTGCACCGCCGGCAGAGGATCCCGATGAGGTTTTGTTTGATCTCCTCTTCGATGATCTTGAGCCGTCTGTGGGAGGCTGTGCGCTCGAGCTCCCAGTCCCGACCATACTTGTGGTGGAACTCGAGCCGTTTATGGGTCCCGCATCGCTCACACGTGTCTCCAAGGAAAGCGAGTAAACGGTCTCTTTTTCGGAGGTACAAACTCGCATTGCGTGACACCCGCTTCTTCGACGTGGTGCTTTTGGATCGTGATGTGCTCATTTGGGTCCCCATCCACCACATCACGAAGCCGCTCAAGGTCGCTCACCAATTTCCGCTCCAGTTGTTCTGCCAGCCACACCGGCACTCGGTACCCCTTGAACCATCGGCGCAGACCCGCGTGATTGATGATGTGATGCGTTGTTCTCATTTGTGGAAATTGGCTGTCCCGGTGACTTTGCGATCATGGGGTGGCCCGACTGGCTAATCCGGTCGAGCAGCTCCCCGATCGAGAGGTCCATTGAGAATGCAAGGAACCTCAGCCGGTCGCTTGTTTCGCGCAATACGAACGCCTGGAAGCGTACCTTGGGAGGGCCCACCGGTCGACCGCGTTGCGCTGCTCGCATCGGTTTTGACATCGAGGGACAGGGTATCACTACCTTCAAGACGGATAGCTCGAACCGCAGCCTCCACTCTCGCCATCTCGTCCTCCAGTTCTTCAGCCTCTTCTATGCACCCCGCCTCCCGGAGGGCCATCACAGCCGCCTCAAGTCGCGCCAGGAGCCGGCGGTGCTCAGGCGTCATAAAATGCCCACCGAACACGACGTACTTGGCTGTAGGAGAAGCCGGAGGGGTCGTACCAGCCAGAAGCACTGCCCTGGCCTCCTCGTCAGCCAGCATGGCATTACGGACTTTGGCAAGGGCTTCCTTTTCAAGCAGGAAGACGAAGGCATGACTGACGCCCAGCTCTTCGGCAATTTCCTTGAGCGATTTGGTCCACCCAGGGCGCGCACCAAAGGCCTGGGCGACGGCGTGACCGTCCCGGTAAGCCCTTTGGAGCCGCTCCCTGCAAGGATACTGCTTGATGCTCATGCTAGTCTCAGGCCCATGGAAGATGATTTTGAGGAACTGCTCGAGGCCAAGCCGGAGAAATCAGCCGCCACTGGATCCAGCTTCACTGCGACCATCACTCGAGGGTCCATCGCTGCTTTGCTTGCCCAAGGAGTCAAGCCGCCCGCCATTGCTCGAGCTCTTGGAATGTCTCAGAAAGAAGTCCTCGCTGCTATCCGGCGGAACAAGCTCGAAGCCGTCGATGACGTCAAGATTGTTGCCTCCCCCCAGAAGATCGCCGCCAACCGTGAGGCCAACCTTCTTATGTTTGACCGGCTTCGAGCGTACCTCAGCGGGGCTATTACTAAGCTCGAATCCGGGAATCTGACTAATGAGAAGATTTTCGCGAGCAAGGGGCTTCTGCTTCGGGCTGAGGTCCGCGCCGGTATCCAGGAGGCTCTCCAGATCGCGCAGCTGGCCAACATAATTGCCGAGGGCAGTTCCAAGGCCCTCGGAGACGTCCCAGCTCGTGGGACGTCGACTACCGGTGCCAGTACTTCGGGACCAGCGCCCGTAGTCATTGTAGTGCCAAAAGCCCTTGGGGATCCCAGTGACCCCGAAGGGAAGGACGTCGCGGAACTCGCGGCGTTGGCTGGTGCGGCGGCAGCGGACAAGACGGGTGTGGGTCAGCAGCCCGTAGGGGTTCCTCAAGTAGATCTGGGCCCACTCCGGGACATCCTCCATGCTGGTACCGCCGAGCCCGTACAGAAGGAGGTCGGTGGCGAGCCACCCCAGGACGACCTTGGCATCATGATTTGACCGGGTGATGATCCCGTGGTGGCACTCAAACGAGGAGTTCCAGTCGCTTCCACGGGTTTCCCTCCAAAGCACCGCTGTGTGCTCGTTGATCAGATCACTACCCATCCATATCCGCTCCTTGGAAAACTCGCCTGTCTTCAGGTTGTCCATCCGGCAGAAGAAATTCCACACATACTGCCGCCGGATCACCTCGTGAATCGCTGCTGGTCTCACGGTATTACCGATCCACCACACCATACCGCAGACACGGCATTGAGTTCGCCCGTGCCAGCTCATCTTCAAGGGGCTTTTTACCCTGCAAAAATGACAGTGCATCACTCCGATTCCACCCTCCATGTAGAGCCGATCGGCTCGACTATTGTAGGTCTTCGGATTCTTCACTCTTTCCGGGTAGAACTTCATGCGATGCCCGGAATACCACCATTGTCATCGTCGTCATCATCGCCCGGGGGCGGCGGAGGTGGCGTCGTCAGAAGGTACGCAAGTGCCCAGGCAATGAGCATGGAAAGCGCAGCCACCGCGACAGCCAGTTCTTCATCAGATAGCATAGAGGGTACTGAGGGTTACAGAGCGGGTGTCGGTAAGATCGATGGCCACAGCGTTGCCCCGATCCATTTTTTGAAACGTGGTGCCACGGCAAGCCACAAACACTGGCCCCCACCGCTCGCGCGATGGCTCAAGGGCCTCGTCCAACGTCTTGAACGGGCCCTGCCAATCATGCAATAGAGTGGCCGCCTTATTGGTCCACCACTTCCGCTGGGAACTTTGGGCCTTGGTCATGCCAGGACTGGCTTGCGAGCTTTCTGCACGGGCGGGGAGGCCTTCGCAGCCTTGAGCACGGCCGAAATTTTTTCCATGGACTCGACCGAAGGCGCACGGTGCCCGCGCTCGACGTCGCTGATGAACGTCGCTGACATGTTGGTTCGGCGTGCAAGCTCACGAAGGGTCATTCCGAGCTTCTCACGGATAATACGGATCTGGGATTGATGGATCATTTTGGAGCGGTCTGGACAGTGTACTCAACAACGCCTCCGGCCAGTTGTTTGACTCGGTGTGTTGCTGTCATCGATACAGGGGGAGCTGACTGACCGAACCGGTCAATGGCGGTCACTGATACCGCCGCCGGCACGTCGTTCGTCAGGCCCTGAATCTGGAAATTCTTGGCTGCCACACGCGTCACAATCCCTTTTGCAAGGACGTCATACGCAATAGTGTTTGTGCCCTGAGGCTCCCACTGAACCCACCACGTCCACCGGTTGGCATTCTGGGGGCTGTAGGCAAAAATGTTGAGGTTCGTCGCTGGCGACGGCGGTGGCACCGTGATCACCGGCGAGACGTACGAAACCACTTCGGACGGAGGGCCCTCGATGGCTGGGAGGTCCGCCCAGGCCCCGGTGATTTGGAAGTAGTTTGTGCCTGGTTGTGTCTCAAGCCGGGCCGTCAGGTTCGTCGCCGTGGTGCCCGGCACTGTCACCGGTGCATTTGTCCAGCTTTCGCCCCATTGGTAGACGTAGTACTGGATGCCGCGAGTGGCCGGCTCCGAAGACGGCCGGCTCCAAAAAACTGTGACGGCGGCCGCAGCTGAGACCGTTGCGAGGATCCCCGCAACGGTCTGTGCAAAAAATCGCTTCATTCGGTCTGTACGCTAACGTGAGCGCACATCGAGGTCAACTTCTCCGCAGCCCCAAAGATTCAAGGCTGGTTTTCCCCTCCTTGTAAGGGACCTCATTGATGCTCCCCTTCCCATCTGTGAAGACAATGTGACCCTCCTCTGGCCCTGCCCACACCCATTGACGGGGTGCCGTGATGTTTAACTTGATCGGCTTCAGGATGGCTTCGCGTCGGTCCTTCTGCATCTGTCGAAACCGCGTCGAAACCGCGTCGACACCATGTCCACCAATTCAACTGCAGACACTGGAACGTCGTCCCGGACAACGCGAACCGTCTTCAGTTTTCCGTTCCGGACACGCACGAGGCGGCCGAGAACCCTACCCTTGTTCTTGTGTAGTATTTCCATAAGTCACTCCATGCTTCCGCATCACCCGGCGGAACGCCGCCTGACGTACGATGCTCATCAATCGAAGCCTCTCGGCTTCCAGCTCGTCATAGCACCGCCCGCAGTACTTCACCCGGCACGCATGCTTTGATCCGTGGATGTCACTCCGGCATATGATGCAGATACCGACCACTCTCTGCGAAGCCCTTGGACTCCCAAGTGATTGTGCGTGTGTGGATGTGGACATGTGAGAGTTTCAGGTAGCTTTCAGCAAACTGGCGCGCGTCGTCCTGGGACCGTATCCTCGGGTCATCTGCGATGTGGCCGGCACAAAATTGACCGTCCTTCGCAATTCCTGAATAGATGTAGATGACTTTAGTAGTGGTTCGGGTTGCAGTCATGCCATCCGTTCGCGGGAACCGGTTTTCGATTTGCCGCGGGCTTCCTAGGCATCAACAAAAACCCAGTCCGTTTGGCCCGCTCAATTCGCCGTTCCTGCAAAAGGTTTTCAATGATGCCGGCGAGCTCGATCAGGTCAAGGCGTAGGTGCTCGAGAAAAAGCAACTGCTGGCCCCGCTGTGCCCAGTACTCATCGACCACCCGCTTTCCGTACGGCGCCACATCCGAGGAAAACGGTGGCGACATATTCATGGAGTCGATCAGGTTCTTTGTGTCCTGAGCCATGCCCCGGGCCCGCTCCAGCCGCTTTTGCAGCGTGGAGATGTTCATGTTCTCGAGCAGAGGAACAATCATCCCGTGAGCGCAGCGCCGCGGCACCATCGGCTCAAGAACTGTGGGCAGTCCCGGCAATTTGATGACTTCGTCGTTCATAGAAAGCATTCTCCTGAGCTGCATGCCCGCTGACCATTTACGGATTTAACAGAGGACCAGTTTACTTGATCAAGCGGGACCCGCTGTGGGTGAAACCATGCCTCCGGGTCGATCTCCCGAACTTGTCTCTCCAAGAGGACGGCCCTCTCAAACTCGTCTGGGCGATTCCTCTTCGTCTCAAGCCACTCATCATTCTTCTGATTAGGGCACATCCAGCAGCTGGATCTAGGGGGATCTGGCCACCCGACCTCTTTCACGAGCGCGACACACTGTGAGCGCGACAGAGCGACCCCGCAAACGAGTGGGAGAAAGACAGATTCGTCATCGATGTATCGCGTGAAACGTCGCGGTTCGTCCGTTGAGAACCCGAGCCATTTCCGGACTTTCGACGCTGTTAACCCGTGCGTCTTTGACAGCCAACGAGTGATCACCTCTTTCTTCCAAGCTGAAGAACAAAAGCCGCTGAGTTTTCCATCAATCCCATTCTCAGATGTGAAAGCGGGAATCATTATGTCACCTTTTGCGGCAAAGCACCCATTCACAGCTCCTTGAGACCACGGAGTTTCCCAATCGCTCCGCCGCACCCGCTCTATCTGAAGACCTATGTTTTTTGAAAGAGCTGGGTTCACGACGGACTCCAGATACCTCCAAGTAGATCCTTTTTCCATACCGGTGTCTGAAATAACTGCGAACTTAGGCTGAGGGAGCCGTCCTTGTAAAATAAGTGCAGCGATTGCGACAGATTGTGTCCCTCCCCCGTAGGACCACACATCTACTCGTGCTTTTGTCTTGTCGTTCATACGTCAGCGTGAGTTGTAGACAGCCACGTAGACGATGATCGCGACGACAGCAACGGTACAGAGAATACCGACGGCAATGAAGAGTGGGTCTGACATTTTTCGTTTCGGTTTAGTATGAGGTAAAAGCAACTCTCGAAGGATCGAAGTGACCGGGCTCGACTGAGCTGCCAGCGATGCAGCGACATGCTCCGACGGGACTGGAAAATCATCGTCAATGTTTTCGAGAAGGAAGTGGGCCTTCATGATGTCCTGCCGTCGCTTGATATCAGCATCGGCGAGCGCCCGGATCGTCGGCATGCATGACCTGAAAACAGGTCCAAATACCACGGCACTGGAGGCCCCACTGAAGAACTGGTCCACGAGCGAGTTTTCCTCGCAATAGTAAAGCGATGGCTCTGGGAGGAACACCGTACCCACCATTTTCCCTCCAAGGAACAGGCAGAGCCCCGTGTTCGGGTCTTCAGGATCCTCGAAGTAACAGTAAAACCCTGCGAAAAGTAGCGCCAGAGCCAGCCCGACATCCCCAAAAACCGGCCGGGCCACAATGCACCGGGTGTAGGCTTGAGCCAGAGCAGCGTCGCCTGGGTCTGCCCCATCACACGCTTCAAAGCGTGGCGTCAGCGCGATCCTGGCGGGAGATTGGTCAGTTTCCTCGGTCTCCAAAACCAACAATTTAAGGGACAGATTCATCATCAAAAAGGTGAGGCTGTGCGGGAATCGAACCCGCTCCCGTTTCACCGCTGCTTCCTAGGTCGTGGCGGCTACTTGTATGCTGACCGTTACATCAACAACCTCAAAATTAAAAGGACGCAGCCCGGTGGGGCCTAGCTCCTCGGCTTTCGTTGCGGCACACCCGCACTCTGGCATAGGGCTGCGTCCAAAATCAGTCACTTCCCGACAAGGAAATAGTGGTGAACAAGGTCCTCGATCTGGATCGTCCCAAGATACGTTTGGATGTCCGACCTGAAAGGTATTCCTGTCCCAACACAAATAATCTCCCGGTCCCGAATTGTTGCTGCGTCCTCTGCGTAGAACAAGTACCACAAGACAGGCTCACCGCGTTGCATCTGGACAGTGAGTCCTGCAGCTGGATCCGGAAGCGGAATCATGACCGATGGTCCGTTCAGTAAAACACCCTGGAGGGAGACCTTATGGACGAGAGATCTCTGGTCTTTGAGAGATACGTATTTGATTGGCATATGCTTTAAAATTGGAGCCTGCACTATGGGCTACGCCGGTTCGTAGAGGGTCTGTGGTGTTACTCGCCGGGTCCAGTCCCACCGGCGACAGGCATTCTGTTGGTTACCGCAACCCGGCAAAGATGCTGCTCAAATGTGCGAGCGTCGTCCGGAACCCGCAGGCACCGCGGTGACCACCGCCGCCGTACTTCACGGCAATAGTACTGAGGTCCCGTGTCTCATGGCCTGGCGCGTGGTACAACGACACGAGCACTTCCTTGCCTGTATGACGCCATGCAAAAATGGCTTGATGTTCAGGCTTCAGGCCACCGCGCACGAGGTCGCTGTTGCCACGCTGGCCGATATTTAGAGCGCAGAAAGTCAGACCCTCGAACTGGATGGTGTGGCTGAAGGCTGCGCTGTACTCGTCATTCTGCTTGTCACAGTAGGATTTGATGGCGTAGCCGTTTTTGACAGCCGTTCGGATGGCAATAAAGGCCATTCCCCGGTCGAACTCGGAGCCTGAATTCACAAACTGCTTTTCTACAAGGTCTGCGAATTGTGCCTGATCTAACGCCCGAAGCCCAAACTGCAGGGCTTTTCCATCGGGGTCACGGTGGTCCCAAACGTCGTATTCTCCAGCGAGGCGGATAAGCTCAGGTTCAGTGACGCGGCGCTCGATGAAGTTTTGTTTGGTTGGAAGATAGTTGTCCGTTGGATGCGTCCTTGGATCTCCATGAGGCCCTTTATCAAACGCAAACCATTGCCAACACAGGCGGCAGGCGGCAACGCCGTCGATGCGGTAGCCTTTGAAATTCGGTTGCCATCCGATCAAGTTTCCAAATGCATCCAAGGCGCCCCAACCGTTTCTTCGAGCACCCGTTGTCCCCGCGTTCTTGGCCTCGTCAGGAAACGCATCTGCATGGAAAGGGTCTAGTCCCTTCTCCCAATCATGAACAGATCCTCCCATACCTCCTACGGAAGGCTTACCATCCCACTTCTCAATCGCCGACTTGTGGTGGTCGATCCAGACAATCTTGTCGCGCAGCTCAGGGCGGGCCATCAGCTCGTCGACGCTGAGATCGACGATGTAGATAGCATCCCAAAAACGCCATTCCAGCAACTGCCCTGCTGTAGCCCTAGGGTCGTCGGGGTGGTGCGTTCCTTCATCCGGGGGCCCGATGTCGGGGAGCGGAACTGGCCGTCCGTAGTCCCACCCATAGGAGTGGATAGCAGCATCTGGATACAGGCGCTTCAGGTGGAAACGGCACACTTCGTTCGACAGTTTCCCGTCGAAGTCAGCGTCGTGGTAAATGATTGCGATGTTTTTCATGTCAGTTGTTCCGTCGTGCGCGGTCAAAAATAATGGCGGCTTGGGGCAGCGTCGCGGGGCCTTTACCAGACTGGCCCAGCTTTCGTCGAGCTTCACGCAGAGCAGACACGACGCTGGCGTACGTCCTGTTCTGAGCGAAGGCAACCTGCCGTTGGGTCAATCCATCGGCAATACCCTCCAAGGTCCTCAGTTCGAGCGGTGTCAGGGCTTCAAGCATTTGACGAGATCCGGGTTTGCTTTCAGAGCGCGCTCCTTCTCACCAGCATCGAGCCGGTCGAAGGTCTTCTTGGCATCGATGTACTCGCGGATCATGCGAGTTGTTTTGGCACCCTTCTCTTTTTCTGCACGAGCGCGCGCCTCCGCTGCGTGTTCAGAGAGCCTGGCATCACTCATCAGACAAGCCAACTGGATGTCCCCGTAGATATCTGCCAGCGAGAACTGGCGCCCGCTACTGGTGAAGCAAAACCACACCGAGCATCCTTGGGTCCCAAAACCTCCGTGAATTCGCAGCTTGTACATCCGCTTGGTAATCCACTGCTTGATCCGAGATGGCTTGCACTCGAAGATGTCAGCGAGCATCTTCAGCTTGTCCGGATCCCGCATGATCCGATCCAAACGGTACACCACAGCTTTGTGGAAGGCTGTGGTGTACCCATCAGGGTCGACGCGAGCGCCACGGATGGCTGGGTGCTGCGCGTTCTCACCGACCCACTTCACTTCAAACTCTGTTTGCCTTTTTGCGGACTCTTTTGTCATAGGTACTTAGTTTTCTAGTTGTTCAGAAATTGAATGGCGTCGAACAGGACGCCCAGGATGACGACCACTGCCTGGACCAGCACTGCGGCGATGATCAGGATGGCCGCCGCTGGAAACAGGCAGGACCAGATGAGCCCGAGCACACAGCGCAGCTTGTAAAGAACATGTTTCACGGGGTCGAGTCCCACGTACCGTCCACAACCGCTGGGTCCAGACACTCGTTCACTTTCATGCCCTCGATGTACTTGGAATCGTATTCGGGGGCCCGTTCCACGTGAATTTTCTCTCGCCCTCGGTACGCTTCTTTATATCCGATCTCGCCTGCTTTCCGTGCGTTCTCCTCTGTGTCAGTGAACACCACGGCAGCGAAGTGCGGAGACTCCTCACCCTCGACAGCGTTGGCGACGAAATACGCCACAATTGGCCCCGCGGGTTTCTTGGGCGAGTCTTCGATCTGGATGCACTGATCGAGTGCCGTGATGAAGTCCTTACTCAGTTCGTCTGGCCCCGGATACTCCAAAGGCAACCGAAAATGAATCTCCCACCACGCCGGGTGATACCCCCAGCTCTCTGGTGTGTAGAAAGCGCAACCGGTCAAGAAACGGATTCGTCGGCGCTCCTTGTCGAGCTGGTCTTCAAGCTCGTGAACGCGCTTCTGCAGCCGAATAGCCAGATCCAAATGTGTGCTCATAATACTTAGCGGTCGCGTGTTTCACTTCAGGAACTCATAGGCTTTTGTCCAAGCCTGCCTTGCAGTTGTCGCGTAGAACACCTGAGGAGGTCGGATGCCTGAGCCCACCACTGTCACGCAAAACAGGCCGTTCTTGCGTGTCCTGTAGCAAAACGCGACAGGAACCCACTGAAGCACTTGTTCTTTGTGGCTCACGGAATCTCTCCTCCTACTCCGGACGGCGGTGGAAGTTGAACATCACTGGCAACAGGGACCCGCCCGTACCACTTCTCCCGCGCCTTGACCGTGCTGTTGTACACCTCGAGGCACCCCAACAGGTACTTGGAGAGGATAAAGTCAGGTGTGTCACTGCCGCTTTCCATGCTGTGCTTGTTGAGAAGCCTCTCGAGTTCTTTCTCGAAGCCTGTCTTGTCCATATCTGCCGGTGCGCCGGGCTCCGGCGCAGGACGATAGTCCCATTTCTCGACGGCCTTGTTTCTGGAGCTGGCTTTCGGGCCGCTCCACCCGCACTTGCGGCAGACTGCGTTGTAGACGTTGATCCACGGCATCGGATTATCTTCTGCCATTCCAACATCGACAGAGAAACAACTGGGGCAAGGTTTCATAGACTCAAAAAGTGCAGCATCCACAGCAGGGTGCATCTTCACACACGCCGCGGACGTTACGAGTCCCAACCCACCCAGACGAGGTCCGAGTCTCGACGACTTCGGGCTCGTTCGATTGAGCGCAGACGAGGTGCTTCACTTTCCACAGGCCGCGGCCTGCAGACTCGAGGACTCCGCCGTTGGCTGGCACCAATGCGCCGCAAACAGCACACTGGCCTTCGTATCGATTGACGCGTGAATTCATAAGGTGAGGAGACTTTGCATCTGTACGCTTACAGTGTCAAATGGAAAGTTATCTGCGAACCACAGAAGCCGGTTTCCCGGCTTCTGGGATCCAAAGATCACTTCTCGCCGTAGAGCACTGCCTTGCCGTAGTAGCTGACAGCAGTCTCGCCGATAGCAGTCATCCACACCTCGACGACATAACGCTTGTTGGTGTTCACGACATCGCCGAACTTCAGAAAAACTGTCTCCCCATTGTCCAAGCTCGGGAACGCGTAGGTCCAAGAACGCACTTGGGTTTTGATTACCTTGGCGCCGTCGTAGACAGTTACCTTTGATTGCATGATCCATGCCCCGTAGGCGATGGTGTAAACAGACGCCACGAGTCCATACGAGTTCTGGCTGACGTACGGGGCAAGTGTCCAGCTGTCGGCTGGAAACTTTGTGGTCGTGCCCGACCACCCGTCACCCTGGACGGATCCGGCAGATGCGTTGAACAGGATGGTAGTGAATGTGAGCAGTGCGACGATCAGCGACTTGATGTGTTTCATGATTTGGTTGTGTTGTTCTGGGGTCCGTGATTGAACTCCCACCACGGAGGACTGGCCCGTTGCCAATCGTCCGGGATGGTGGCTCAATCACCGCCACGCGCGCTCCATCTCTTCGATGAGCTTGTGCTTTGTCCATTCAGTAGCCCCAATCGCAGAAGAGAACGGGCCGCAATGGACGAGCGTAAGGTTTTCCTTATCACCAGCGTCGACGCTGATCGAGGCGACAAGCGAAATGACCCGACCGTTGTGGATCTGGTTCAGTTTCGCTCGAAACTCATCAAAGGCCTCGTCGACGAGTTGGCTTATCGTCTTGGGTGCATCGCTGAACAAGGCCTTCTCGTTCACAACCAAACCGGGAGGAACTTCCAACGGCGGCGGCTCCTCTTTCTTCTCCTCCACCCAGGGGCCGACGATGTCGAACTCAGACGTCTCATCTCTGAAAAGGCGCCCGTTTCGACACCACATCCATTTAATACCCGAAGCATTCCCATCAGCACAGTACTCCCACTCATTCGACTTGGCCTCAGTGACTCCGTTAACTTCATCGACAGTCGCTTTTTCTCCACCTCGGGTCCGGTACTCGCCGGGCCCCGCGATCATGAATTGCTCGCTCATCTGCTTCCTTTCTCAGTTGGTTGTTCCGTCAAAAATTTCCCGTGCGTCCTGCAGGAGATCCCACTCCTTGTGGAGCATCAAAAACGCCTTGCAGCGTTGCCAGGGTACGGCAGTAGCTAGATTGTACCTCTCGCCGACAAAAGCTCGCCTGAGGGCCAGTGCCGAAGTCCCAGTGACCTCTCCAAGATAGTGCTCGTACAAGTCGTGGGTAGCTTGAGCCTCGAATACCGTGCAGGCATCAAGGGACTCGAGGTAGTTTGGTGGAGGGCACTTGGCGAGTGCCACAGGATCCTCTCCGCGCAAGTACTCATGCTTCTTTGCCTCTTCGTACGGTAGCCGCCATGCTTCCGCCTGGGACGTCGTATACCCGTGAGCATTCTCCCGGTAGTACACGCCGCGCTTTATGATGAAGTGGAGATCACCCTGCCCGCACAGCTCGGCGATGCGGGTGTTGATCCTGTTACGAAGGTACGCTTCCTCGACGGGTGTCATCTGTTTCCTTTCTCCATATGTTCATCCACCAGTTTGGAAAACTTTTCCTCTGTCATTAGCTTGCCCGATCGAATGAGGAGCTCTCCCATCTTCTTCAGTTCCTTCTCGTCAGTCTCGATAGACTCAAGGAGGGCCTCCAATGTGATGCCCTGTACACCCCGGCAGCAGTACCCGAATCCTGCTCCACTTGTCGCCATGAACGGGACATCCGACCAGTCCCGGATCAGACGCCGATACCCACCCCTCAATACATGGCCGAAAGGTTCCTTCAAATAAACGGGTCGAAGGCTGCTCACGTGGTCGACGTTCGTAATCCTGTCCATAAGCAGCCCGCGCTGACGTTCTGTCAGCTTCGACGGGTCCACATCAAGTTTGATGTATCTGTCCGTAGTGTCGATCCCCTTTAGAAAGCACGCTTCTCGATCAGCAAAAAAAGTCAGCTTCATCGCAGTGCCTCCGGGTCCGGGGTCGATTTCCCATCCAACACAGCGTTGATCAAAGCGAGATCTCGCTGGTGGTGGGCGATCTCCGCTTCCGTCCTCGCCTTGTGCTGCTCCAACGCAGCCTGGAACGTCGCAGCGTCCGACATCCGCAATTGCAGCGTGTATCCGCCCTGCTTGATGGACAAGTAATCGCCAGTGACGAAATGCGTGACAGGCTCGGGCTTCGGCGCAGCAGACTCCTTCTGTTTACAGTCTGCGTACCCAGCAACCAACAGGATACCGAGCTCCGTAATCGCACTTCTGAGCCGGATTGCCGAGTCTTCCAGGGCTCCTTTAACAATCTTCTCGCGGTCGCTCGTGCAGGACCCAAAAGTGCGTTTCAAGGCGACACGCTGTGCACCGGCAATTTCCATTTTAGAGATCGATTCAGCAATCTCTGGTGTGATCGTGATCCGAATTTCAGTCTGTTTGCTCATTTGATTTCTTTCTCTCTGGGTGTGGTCCTGCTGATGTCGTCGTAGCTCACTGTTGTTCCTCCAATGCGTCCACCAAAAGCGGGTTGATGTGCTGCCTCATGCTTTTCATCAAGTTACAGAATGCACGACACCGCGCTTCCGGCGGCGCGTTAAAAACCATCCACAGCCGCTCAAAACGGTCTTCTGATGGTTTCTTGACGACTTCCAGATACAAAAGGTCGTAGTACAGAGACCGGTCGTCGCCCCGAAGTGGTACCTCGAAATCCCGACAAGCATCCAGACTCGATGCATACTCCAGAGGCTTGCACTTCTGTATCGTGACTGGCTCATCGCCGAGCAGGTATTCGTGCTTTTTCGCCTCGGCCAGAGGAATCCTCCACGCCTTGTCCGGGTCGCTCGTATACCCACAGGCGTTGAACCTGTAGTACCACCCCCGCTTCACCACGTGGTACTGGTCATCCACTCCAAGATATCGGGCAACCTGCTCGTTCAATGCGTCAGTGCTCATTGGAATTGTGCGTCGTAGATGTAAAGGACCCCACTGTACTTGCCCCAGCGGTACCGAACCTCGGACGGCTGGCCATTGGTGACCCTCTCGTACGTCCCAGGAGACGTGCTGTACCAGCTTTCGCGACCATCAATAGACAATCGCACACGGTATCGCGCAGGTGAGTAGTCCACCTCCGTCCGGGTGACTCCACCGTCGTAAACAGTGCGCGTGTCATACCTCGGCGGAAGATAATCCCGACCCGTGACTACTGCAGTGCCTCGGCGATCGTCGGACACGCAGAACTCGACAAGGGCGAGTGCGCCGCCGACCAGGATCAAACCAAGGACAGAGCAGACTGCCGCCTCGGTTAAAGTGAGCCGGGAACGCCATGAGGTTTTCACTGTTGTTCCTCCAATGCATCCATCAAAAGCGGGTTGATGTGCTGCTTCTGTTCCAGTGTCATGCAGCCCCAACACGTCCACTCTTCCGAGATGACAATCCCTTCCTTGGTAGCTGTCGCGGTCTTGAAAAGAGCCGAGGCTTCAGCGACGCCCCGCCGGCATTTGTGGCATTCAGTCATGATTTCTTCTCCTTCTCAGGCTTCTGCATTGTGTGATAGTCCACGCTGATCTCAGCCCAACGAATGTAGGTCTCCCCGCATTTAAAACATTCTTCTTCATGTTCGTCCTCATCGCAATCCTCAGCCTCGGCCTGCCACCGAGCTCCACAATACGGACAGATGAAGTACACGCTGTCGTACTGATCGCCGGGTTCAAAGTTTGGAGCACTCATGGTCTCGTCCGTTCTTCAATAAAGCGTTTCAGTTCGTCCACTGGCATCCCTTCAAAGTGCGTGAACGGCGGGCCGTCCGGGTGTTCCAGCAACTCACGCAGGTATCGCATCGCGACAAGTCGCATGTTGCTCTCGGCACGGTCTCGGGACTCCAACTCTTGCCGATGCCGCTCGTCAGCAGCTTCATCGCCCCACGACCGTTCGATCACTCCATCATCGTTGTGCCCGTTCCAGCTCATGACACCTCCCTCGCCATCAGTGCGTTCTCGAGCTGGGCAACCCTCTCCTCGAGCCTGCCCACGTGCTTCGACAGACAACCCACCGTCTGGCCGACGAACTCAGACGACTCAGTGAGGAACCCCGACCCACACTCGAACAGGAAAAACTTGTCTGCGGACGGCGTCGTCGAATGCGCTCCACACGATGGACAGATCAGGGTCTGGTTGGTGGGTGTGCTCACGACGGAACCTTTCCGTAATAGACCATGGTTTGGACATACGCGAAGTGTTTGGATTCCCCCTCGAAGCACATCATCGACACAGGTCCCAGTGGCTGGCACCGAGGGAACTGCTCCAAAAACCCATTCACGGCGTCCTCGAGGTCCTTCAAGCTGTCCCGATAGATGTACCCAATCCGAGTTATCCGCGGCGACGGCGGAGGCTGTGTGGTGGTTGCACTCATGGCTTTTTGTTCCTCGCTTCAACCCACGCGTTTCCGAGACTGGTCCCCTTCTCAAAATGGGCCATCGCGTCGCCTGCAGCCTCGAGCTCGCCGATGTACTGCATCAGTCTCACAGTCATTTTCAACGTAGTGGTCTCAGCGGCTATCTGTTCCGTCAGTCGATCGTGAAGCCAGTTGTAGGCCCGAACCATACACTCCGTGCACACAGCTTTGTTCGCAGCACCCCCAAGCACAAACATTGTCCCGGTGTCCCTGTTCTTCTCGCATTCGTAGCATTTCATCGCATTGCCTCCGGGCTGGCTTGGGTCCGACCGTCGACATACGCCTGCAGGAGGGCCCTCTGAGCTTCCTTGCGCGCAATGTCATTGTTCAATTCTGTGATGCGCTCACGAGCAAGTTCTACGGTGGGCCTGAACGCATTCGTTCCCAAATTCCATGTAGACTGCTTGTTCCCATGCTTGAGGTGGAGAGAAACACCGTCTCCAGTAACCGTCCTCCAGTGTTTTATCGGAGCGTCGTTGTCCATAAGGTGGGTGGAGTGTACGCTGACAGTGTGGGGTTTGTCAAACAAGTGATTCAGGGACGCACAGTGCTGATGACTCCGAAGGCACCGGGGCACGCCGGTGGCGCCGCCTTCAATGCTTCCGTGACACAGTTGTCCACCTTCAACGGACGCACCACAACGGGGTCTGTGGAACCAGAGATCTCGAGAGTCGCGGCCTCGCAGCCCATCGCCTGGCACAGGTCCCACAGCTGCTTGATGTTCAGCCCAACCTTGACCGTGATGTGCCGATCCTTGGGTGGGACCACGGCCTCCCAGTCGGGGAACTTCGCTCCAGCGGGGTATGTGGGGCGGTAAAAGCGAGCGAAACTTTCTTTCGTTGCGACAAGAACTGTCTCATCAGAAGTGAACAAGAGTGCCCCCGCATGACTCGCACCTTTAACGCGGCGCGCCGTCCTCAGGGCTTCAGCAGGGACTGGACCGCCCACGGCAGCCTTGGCCTCCTCCACAGGCACCACGGCGAGAATTGCGCCGTTGCAGGCCACTATAACGGGCCCTTGGCTGTGCGTAGTGTCCAAATAGGGGTGGAGCAGCACGGGGCGGTTGAGATCGGTACTGCAGGCTTTTTCAATCAGGCATTGAGCCGGGATCTTCATAAGGTGTTCGATGGCAGGTGTGTTGGTACTCGGATTTCAGGGAATGCTTGGACCCGGCTGCGCTGCGATTGCCTGCAGGCGCCGACGGGTGACAAAAAAGTCGCACGGACGGAAGCCCGCGTAGACCTTGTCCCACTCCCGCTTCTCACCTCGGGCCTCGGAGATGATGAACCCAGTGGCGCCGGCGAACCGCAGCCACTTCTTGTGCTCCGTCACCGGGTTGGGACGGATCCAGACCGCCTCGCGGCGCGATCGGATCACCGCTTTGCGGGCAGCCTTGAGAAACTGCTTGGGCGTCCGAGCCAGCCCCACCACTCGCACACCGTCACCAGCAGGGGCGAGCCCGGCTCTGATTTCGATGGCCTCGGGCGGCTTTACCGCAGCCACGTAGAGCTGCTTTGGTGTGCCCACCCACCACTGGCACTCGGCGGGCGTGAAATCGTCAGCACAGTCCCCGTAGGAGCGCGCGACACGGGCGGGATTCTTGATCTTGATAGCGATAGTCTTCATAGTGGTCGTGACGTTTGGTTTGTTACCGGTTGGAGTCGAAATCAATTGTGAGACCTTTGCCTGCGTTGACAAACACCTTGGGTTGGCACGCGTAGGTGCACTGCAAGATCTGTTGGAGCTTTACCAAAGTGCGAATCTCAAACCGATCGCCGTCACAGAACACTATGAAGCGGGGGAATGTCCCACGCTCTGACCGGGGTCTCTCCGCCACACCATCCAATACTTCCTCCACCGTCCAGTATTTGTTGCTCATAGGCTCGTAATCGTTCGGTTTGTAGGTCTGCCCAGTGGCCCCACAGGAGCGCCAGACTCCAGAAGGACCACGGGGCAAAAGCCCGTTCAGTTCCAGTCGTCGTGTGTCGGGTGTACCACGATCGCAAGCCGGCGCCCATGCCGATCGATGATGGCAACGTGGCGGCCGCCGACGTAAGCCTTCCAGGGGCTGTATTCTACTTCCTTGGCGACCTCTGCCCGAGACAACGGGTGATCCGCATCCGTGGCCAGCTTGTTCAACCCGGAGAGAAATCGAGCAAGGCGATGCTGCTCCAAAACATCCACGTGATTTTCAACCAGGAGCTCGAACGGCGTTGAATCGAAGAATTTATTCATAAGGTGCTGTCAGCTTACAGTCTGATAGTGTAATGTCAAAAACAATTTCGCTATTTTGTGCAAAGATGTTTCATCTCTGCATCTACCTTGCTTGCTTCGACTTCCAAATAGCCCTGCACTCGAGCTGTTGCCTCGGTGCATTCAACCAAGCGAAACGCTGTGGCCAGTTCGTCGGCCGCCCCAGGACTCACAGTGCGCGACTGGATGAGTCGGACACCGTCGTCGTGGAACTTGCCCCGGCACTGCTCGAAGATGGCGATGTAGTGCTCAGGAGCCCCACCAGCGCACTGGATCTCGGCATGGATCAGAGCGTAGGCATGGGTTCCAAAGAGCTCGTCCCCAGCCCGATGGCGCGTGAAGACGCGCAGGCGTTTGAGAGGAGCTCCGACCAGGTAGTCGATCTCGGGCACTGCGCCGCGCGTCAAGAGGGACGTGATGATGTTTGAGGACATAGGAGTGGAATGTTCCACGTGGAACAATTGGGTTGGCACTAGCTGTGGAAGTAGCCCAGTTCCCGCAGGGATGTCCAACCGCGGTGCCCGGCCGGAATGGTTGGCGTCGCTGCAACGATAACGTGGTCCAGAAGCTCGATTCGCAGCGTCTGACCAGCGCGGACAAGCTCGCGGGTGATCCGGATATCAGCCTCAGATGGGCTTGTCTCTCCACTTGGGTGGTTGTGTACCAAGATGATGGCCGACGCGTTCAGAACAACAGCAGAGCGGTACACGTCGCGCGGATGAACCGTAGTTTGGTCCACAGTGCCGACAGATGCGAGCTCGTGTGCAATGATGCGTCGCCGCGCGTTGAGGAAAATTGCGTAGCACTGCTCCTTGTCGGGCCGGAAGTCGGGCGTTGCCTCGACAGCTGCCCTCCAGTACTTGGCGATCGCCTCGGGCGTGTCACCCAAGGCCGGCTCAGTCGCCGTCTCGCGGAGAACTGAGATGAAGACCTCGAGCGGGTACTGAGTAGAGGGGCGAAACTTGGCAGGTGATTTCATAAGGTGCTGTCAGCTTACACCCGGATCTCGAGCTGTCAAACGAAACTGCAAAAATGTTTGTGATAGCGGAAATGGGGAGCTTGGAATGGGTCCAAAAAAGGGGTGCAAAAATGGAGAGTGCCCGCCCTTTGGGTGTGGGGAGAAGTGGAACGCTGAGGATCGCCCAGGAGCGTTTGGGGGTTGCAGGAGGCACGAAGTCCCGATTCGGGCGCCCGAGCTCGTCCTGGGTCAAATCTGAGCGTTCAGGAGGGTGATTTGGGGGTGGGTTAGGGTGCCGGTGCAGGGAGAAGGCGCCGAGCCCCGCGAGGCCCCGAAAATGGAAAATTCGAGTTTTAACCGTTTTATGGAAGTGCTGGCTGAAATTCATTTAATATCCGTAATTCATGTAATAGCGATTATTTACTGTATATATATTTATTATTTTTTCCTAGTGCGAGGTATAGTAATAAATATATGTATATTAATATATTATCGCTATTAAGTGAATTACGGATATTAAATGGATTTTAGCTAGTGTTTCCATAGAACGGTTGAAAGTCGAAAAAAGTGAAAACGGGCCTCGCGGAGCTCGGCGGCGTCCTTTGGATCGCTGCAGGGCACCGAATGTGCCTGAAAGGCCCTCTGGACGCGCCCAGGGCGCTTGGCGGCGCTGCGCTGGGCCTCCTGGAGGGTGAGTCTGACCCTGTTTGAGGCGATCTGAGGGCGACGTTGGTGCGGCGCGCGGCGCGCGTGGCCGAGTTTTCCTGTAGGGGCGGGCACTCCGCTGAGATTTACAAGGCATTGCGCTGTGGAGTTGAACATAATTCTGGGGTATTAGATCTAGGCGTCGGGTGCTTCGTCCAGGCAACCCAGCAAGTCGAAATCCCCGGAAGAAATACCCAAACATCAGCCAATAACTGAGAATTTATTAGAAAACCTAATCATACGTGTGCGTATGGTACGTATACGTACTATCCTATATCGTTAACGTGGAAAATTCTGCCTGGTCTCGGCGTTTCACCGGCTCCGAATTACGAAATCTCGTAACCGTTGAGTATCAAGGACTTACGAAAGCTGAACCCTAAGCACAA